TAACATAGTTCGCAGTACCGTTTCCGTCTACTGGTCCTGAGCCAATGGGTATCTCAATGACGTTACCGCTAGCGTCAACAGCAAGACGCTGGGTGGCGGTTCCGGTATTTGAACCGGAACCATAAGCATTTAGTTTGAGTGCTCCTACAGATGAAATACGCATTCGCTCTGAACCGTTGACATACATAGTCATTGGGTCGGAATCAGAGGCTATTCTTAGGTCTGTGCCGCCATTGGCTTGGATGTATCCACTTCTACCGGTTGCATTATACACAGATATGAATCCACTTGCAACGCCACCAAATCTTGACTCCGTACCTACAACGTGGATTTTAGCTCCAGGAGTCGCAGTGCCAATGCCGACGTTTCCAGTATTGTTTAACACTATGGCATTTGGGTCAGTAATTAAGCCAGTATTATAGCTGTTTACAATGTGAAGACTTGTGCTATTTGCCGGTGAACCAATGTGAGCAGAAGCTACACCGTCCTGCCACAAAAATAAACTCGTTGCTTGCCCACCATTATTTTGCAAAGAAAGCCCATTTGAGTATGACCCCCTTGATGTGGTCATAGTTCCAAATATACCAGTTCCAATAACATCAAGCTTAGTACTAGGACTCGTCGTCCCAATGCCTACGTTGCCATTTGACTCTACACGGAGACGTTCGGAACCGTTTGTATTAAACGTAATAGGATTAGCGCCTGATGCGTAAACATATAATCCACCTACAGTACTAGTTATAGCACCAGCTCCACCACCGGCTCCAGTTAGATTAATTCTAGCTGTTCCAGCTGAAGTGGAGTCTATAATTAAAGTTGTTTCTCCGGAAGAAGATACGTGCAGTTTAGATGACGGACTCGTCGTGCCAATACCGACGTTAACGCTGAATATTGCTCTATCGCTTTTAAAGTAAACTGCGTTGGTACCGTTACTGTAGAAGTACATAACGTCACCAGAGTCATATCCTCTAATATATGTTGAGCCACCATAATCGTATGCTCCAAAGAATAATGAACCTCCATCAGATAATGTTACATCTCCAGAACCACCAACTATAAGCGCCTGGCCGGAACCATTTCCTACTCCATTATCAACCCTAATTTGCCCACTTACGTCTAACTTATACGAAGGACTAGTAGTGCCAATACCAACGTTGCCTGAACTAGTTATTGACATAATGCTACTTCCGGCGGAGTAGCTATAGAAATCAAACCTGCTGTTGCCTCCAGCGTTTGTAAGGCCCCAGCTTGCATTTCCGTTATATCCATAAACCAAACTAGTCGTAGTGTTAGATGAATATGGATATAAGTAAAAAGTATTTGATAGTATTCCTACAGCATTAGAGCCACTACCACTACTTATTTGAACAGTAGTTGAAGCCCCAAAATAATCAGATGTCAGATTTAAGTATGTGGTTCCAGCTACTGTAAGTTTCGCAGCCGGACTCGTGGTTCCAATGCCGACTTTTCCAAATGGGTCAATTACCATTCCGGTTGTGGCTCCACCAGCATTTGAATTGGTGCGAAAAACCAATCTACTATCCCAAGATGCGGCAGCTATTGAATCAATAAATGTTTCAATGTATGGGTAATTATACTCTGTTGAAATTCGACCATAGTATCCGGAACTACCTGCAAATGTTGTAACGGAATTTAAAAATCTTCCGTTTCCATTCACATCAAGTTTTTCACTTGGTGAAGTAGTTCCGATACCCACGTTGCCTGCGCTAGTGATGCGCATTCGTTCTGCCGTATCGGTGTAAAGCGTAATAAAGCCACCCCAGCTTGAGTTCCTTCCGTTTGAGATTCTAAATTCTCCAGTTTCAGGAAGCTGCTTTATCTCAGCATCAAGCGCACCACCATTTCGAAATTCAATTCCGTGAAACGATGAATTTAGAGATGATGAAATTCTAAAGATTGGAGTTGCTGAAGATACTTCTAAAATGGTGCCCGGACTCGCCGTACCAATACCTACTCGGTTATTTACGTCATCAACAACCAGCGTATTGCTGTCTACGTTTACTCCTGATAAAAATCTCACGCTCATTGTTCTTGATATTTTCCGCCTTTAGCTAAATTGTCGAACCACCACATCGGCCGGAGATTAGTGTAGTGATTCAATGTGAAAACGTCTTCTTCTGTCTTTGCTGTGCAAAGTGGCTTTGTGTGGTCAATGGACCACTTGCCTTCGCCGTGCCCATAGTTATTCCAAGTCATACCTTCAACAAAGTGTGACTCAATATATATCTTAAACTCATCTTGTGTGATGCCGAGAGCATCAAATGTCTTAAACTTCTTGTTCAAACTCATCGCTCTACAAGACCTATATATACTTGTTCTCATATTGCAAATCAATTTGAATACTGGGTTTGACTCCTTTCGTTTCTTTTCGTACTCTCTCTTCTTGACAGCAATAGATTCTTTATTAGCTATATAGTGCTTCCTAGTTCTTGAAATGTAAGAGTCTCTAGTTTTTTCATAATGCTCACGTTGCTTAATGGATATAGACTCTTTGTTCTTTAGATAGTATTGTCTCTTATATTCCTTTAATAACTCTTTATTATTTTGCGAGTATATTTTCTTTTTTTCAGCTAGGCGCTCTTTGTTTCTTTCGTTGTATTCTTTTTTCTTAGCCGCAACAACATCCCTGTTTTCTTCGTTGTATTTTCTGTCAGCAACCTTCTTGCAGGGTTTGCAATGAGATGATAGGCCATCTTTGTGCGACTTGCACTTATGGAACTCTTCAAATGGTTTCTCAGTTTTGCATTTACCGCACAGCTTCATACTACAAAGATAAAGAAAAGCGGTGGAAAGCTTACGCCAACCACCGCTGCTCAAATATGTTACACGTGTCTACGAAACCCTTTGGATAACGACCCTGTAGGCGTTGCTTGCGGGTGCTGTAGCAAATGTTACAGTGACAACATTCACGCTAGTACGGATAACATCGGTGTATACAGTGTCATACGTAGCATTATCGTACACCTGCACAATCACGTCACGGCTATTGAGGTTGTGAGTGATGGCGTAAGAGGTATTGCTTCCATCACCTACGTTAGCAACAGCTCCGCTGCCGTCAATGATGGCCTGAACAGCACTAGTGAAGTCAGTGACCTGCGATGCCGTGATAGCAATTGTTACAGAGCTTGCGCTCGTAGCACGTCCCTTAGCGTCAAACGTAACCTGAGCAACGCTAGAAGCGCTACCATACGTTCCGGCAGTAACACCAGAGTTAGCGAGCGTAAGACCAGAGGTTACGTTAGCTGTTCCGTCAAACGTTACCGTCCACGTGGCGTCTCCCGTGATGCTGATGGTGCGGGCCGTCTGAAGTGCAGTAGCAGTAGAGGCGTTACCAGTTACATCACCAGTTAGGTTAGCAACAAGGCGACCAACAGTAAGGCCACTAACGGTAGACGTTGGCTCAGTTGATGTCTGGCCAAGAGTAAAGACAGCCTCACTTACAGAGCTTACAGAAGCGTCGTAGAAGAACGTAGCGTACTTCGTTCCGCTGTTGACGTAGTTTCCGTAGAAACCAATGTCGACGCTGTTGGCCACGTTAGCGTTGGCGTACTGCATCATATTGTCACCAATAGATACAATCGTGCTGTCGATGGTCGTCGTCGTTCCGTTTACGTCGAGGTTGCCAGCAATCGTTACCGTTGAACCGTCGTCCGTAATGATGGAGTTAACAAGCTGGCCGTTGGACGAATCCCACTTGGTTACCGCGTTGTTGTTTAGGCTTCCTGCGTTCTTAAGGGCTACGTCGTCAGCGTTGACCGTGATACCCGTTCCAGCACCAACGGTAAGCGTAGCGCTTGAACCAAGAGCAACAGTTCCACCACCCGTCAAACCAGCACCAGCGGTGTAGGTTACACTTGAGTTCGTGAGTGAACTATTGGGGATAGAACCAAGCTGAAGGGTCGTACCGCTGATATTGATACCCGTAGCGGTAGATACCTCAAGCCACTGAGAAGCACCTGCTGAGTCGTCCCAGAAGAAGATTCGGTCAGCGTTAGGGTCGGTGAGGTTCTCAAGACCAAGGTGGTACAGCTGTACGTTGTCTGGGTTAACCAAGATACCAGTACCCTGACCTACGTTGATGGTAATGTCACGAGTACCAGTCTGGGTAAGACCAGCTCCTGCGGTTACGCTTCGGATGTCACCACCTACGTCAATCCACTGGGTTCCGTCCCAGAAGTAAATTGACTTATCACCCGCGGAGGAGTCGTAGTAAACTTGTCCCTCTACCGGACTCCCTGGAGGAGAAGCCAAGTTCTGAATGACCGCATTTTGCAGCTCATTCTGGTTGAGGTTAATGGACGATACAAACTTAATAGCCATTAGTTAAAGAATGCTTTGCCGCTGAAAGCTCCAGCGAAAGTTAGGGTTACTTGGTTTACTGAATTATATAATACTTCTCCAAATACAATGTTGTCGGCAGAGTCAACAACACTTACAGAAGGATATTTTGCAAGGTTGTGCGTAACAACCCATACGGCGGAAGGAGACGACTGAATGTAGACGTAGTTAGCGTCAAGGCTGACGCCACCTATTACTCCAGTAACGGTTACCGTGTTATTCTTTTGTTTTAAAACAATAGCAGAGGTCTCGACTTCGTTTACAACGACCGAGGTGGTTACTTCGTTTACTACTACTGAAGAACTCATGAAACGACGTCCTCGTTTACGTTAAAGGTTCCGTATATCCACGTCTTTACAACGCCACCATCGGTACTCTGAAGTCCGTAGATGTAAACTCCACCAGCAATGGTAGACATCGTAGCAGCGCTGGCTGCTACGTATAGTGTTCCAGTGCTATTTCCCGTGTAGGTAAATGCAGTATCGTCAAGTACAGGAGCTACGTTATCGCTAACAGAAACGTCCATCTTCCAAGTGTAACCAGTTAGGTTGATTGGGTTTCCGTTAGGGTCGTAAAAGTTAATCTCTAGCGTAAATGTATCTCCACGACGGCAGGTAATATCTACCTGCTTCGCGTTGTCTAAGTTTACTGAATTGGAGGAACAACTGCTCATATCACAAAGTTAAACATTCATTAGTGCTTCGCCTAGGTCGGGCTGCATGGCGCCCTCTTCCCCTTTGCGTTGTGCAATCAGCTTAGACTGCGCTTCTGCCTGCTTGTTGATACGAGCGTCCTTGCGGTTCTCCTTCATGTTGTCAAGGCTTTCTTGCGTCTGACCTTTGACCATCTGTGAGCCCACAACAGCTTCGTTCTTGAGCTTCTGAAGCTCCATGTCGTACTGGTGCTGCAGCTCCATGAGCTGCGCCTTGGCCTGGGTCTCAAGCTGAATCTTCTGAGCCTCAAGCTGAGCCTTCACCTGGTCTGCCTGCATCGTTGACTGAGCAGCTACCTGTGAAGCCTGAGCGTTGGCCTCAGCTTGGAACTGAGCCTGCTGCTGAGCCTCTTCCATCCGCTGCTTCATGCGCTTCTTACGGCGCACCACAAGCAAGCGCTCTGCCTGCTCCGGGTCTCTTAGCTGTCGGATAGCAATCGCATCTTCAAGGTCAATCTCCTTTTGAGAAAGGGCCATGTTGATGTTCTGCTCAAGGTAAATCTTAGAGCGGTCATCCATCTCTCCCATGACCACCACGCCGAAGTTGTACATCGACAGGTTATCAAACGATGTTAGAACAGACATATTGGTCTCACCAATGGCGTTAGTGTATACCTTGTAGATGATGCTCTTTGGCGGAATGACCTGAAGGCATCGTACGATGTCGTCGCATACCTTCTTGTAGAGTACCTGAGCAGCGTGCGTGATGTCGTAGGTAGCGTTGTTCGAAGCGGCGATAGCCTGCTCACGAACACCAACCAATGCCTCCGACTTAGGAGTGCTGGCATCAACGACTTCGTTGATTCCCGTAGCGTCACGAATCATGCGCAGGTAGTGGTTGTACAAACCAATCAGCTGCTCTACGTTACGAATAGCGTTTCCGATTTCGCGCACAGGCGGGTTTTGGAACCCGCCCTCTGGATTCTTAGAGCGGTAGTAGAATACACCCGTCTGCTCATAGATGTCTTGAATCTCCAAAGGCTGGAGCTCACCACCACGACCGAGCTGTACGTTCTCCAGTCCTTCGATGTCGATGATAAGACCATCAGGCTTAGCCTTGGCGATAGACTGCTGAAGCTTCAGGTGCGTGATTTGAAGCATATCACCAAAGCCGATGATGCTTGACACCATTGACTTTGGAATCATGCCACGCAGGTTGGTGGCCACGCAAGAGTACGAAAGACGAGCACGAGCGATGTCGTGTACGTTCTTCGGGATGTTCTTCTGAACTCCGTAGTTGAACATGAAGTCTGTGCCCACAATGTAGATACCGCCGTAGACGGTGGCGTTCTTCATGTACACTGCCTCGCGGTCAAACACCGACTGCTGCGGAGCGTTGTAGGTGCTGCCCTTGTAGTAGAATCCTACGTTGCCAAACTTGGACTCCTTCTTCTCGAATACGATGTCGTCAACAGACATGAACTCAAAGTCCATAATCTGCACCTTGAACTCATCGTATCCGTAGCGGTAGCGATTGCTGATGGTCTCGTAGTTGTACCCTTGAGTGCTGTAGCGCAGCGGGTCGTTTCCGTAGCGGTTCATAACCGTCTGAGCAATCTGCTGGTACTGCTCTTCCGTAAACTGATTGCCAGCCAAACGCTTGAGCTCCATGATGGTCACCGTGCGGAAGTGTCCAGCGTAGGTGAGGTCCGCCATGTTGGGGTCATCCGTGTAGTTATGGATGAAATATGCAGGGTCTACATATTGCTCACGGATTCCGTAGTTAGGGTCGTTGGTACGCTTGGTAACAGCGATACCGCAGGTAACCAAGTCCTCCACGCAACGACGGTAGATGCCGTCGTCAAAGTCATTCCACGTGAGGGTCATCTCCGTGGCGAGCTGCGCAGCGATTTCTGCGTCAGTCTTGACGTTGGTGTCCAGGAAGATTTCCGTTTCCTCTGGGGTGTCGGGCAAAGCGTCCGGGTCTACCTTCAGCGAAAGACCAAGCGACTTAGCCTCCTGAAGCATCGACTTGTTTTCGATGCGCAGGACAGCTGAATTTTTCTTCTTGTCTTTCTCGGAACGAGACAATGGGTCAATAGCCTGTACCTGTGGGTACGGCTTACGAGAAAGAATCTTGTTTACTACGATGCGAACAAACTTCGGGATGATGGGCACTGGAGTATAGTCCAGCGTAAGCATCGTTCCGTCACCGTTGTTTGCATCAAGAGAACTTAGGATTTGTCGGTAGATTGACGTATCCTGAGTACCCTGTGCGTAGTCGCGGTTGTTCTGCATCTCATTGAACCGACGACCGTAAAGTGAATTGTTGTAGTCAACGCCAATCCACTGTGCATACATGGCCTTGGCATATTGAAGGCCATAGCCTTTTGCCATTTTTTCCTCCGTACTCGCTAACGGGTCGGGGAATGTAGACTGGCCTTTTGCTGTATAATCTCTTTGCATATCCACTGCGGGCTAATATGCAAATATACTTATTTGATTCAGCGTAAGATGACGCGACCCGGACGAAAAAACTTTTTCACGTTAAAGTCGGTTTTTTCTTTCTTTGCCGTCGCTCCTTGCGCTGCTAAAAGCGCAAGTCCGCTGGAGATTGACAAGTCAAAAGCGGTACGGTCATCGACCTTGAAGTTAATCCAATCCTCTAATGTCCTCTCAAAGTACATCTTACCAAATTGCAGCGTCTCTTCGTTAAGGCCTACGTGTGCATGGATGTATGCTTCGATTGCCTGTGCGTGAGCCTGAATAATGTCTTGTGAGTTTGACGGAATACCCTTTGTTTTTGTCGTGCTGCCGTAGCCTGAGCTTAGGTGCTCAGGCCTACCCATCAGATAATGGTCGTATCCACGCTGTTCAAAATAGCGAGCAATTCCATATTTGTTGTTCTCAATAAGAAGGCTGTAGCCGTAGAACTTTGCAGCCATCAGCACATCCTCGTAGAATATTTTGGCGAGAGGCGGACGTGATGCGTACTCCGCCACAAACATATTGGCTGGGTACTGCAGGTTGAACTTATTGTAAATATGGCAGGCGCCCTTTGAGCTCCTTGCGTCAACAGTTACGTCAATGTCGTAGGAGTCAACGCCTCCTACTCCTAGCCAATCATTCTGAGGACCTTGCTTGTTTCTGAGCTCATGCGGCGGCATCCATACCACGCGCCATCTCCCGTTTGGGTCTGGCTTGAAATACACCTCCGTATCTTGCTTTCCATCCTTCCAAACGAAGTTCCCAACGAGCACAGGATTTGGGTACAGTTCTTGATTGTGCTGGATTTGCTCGTATATCTTCTGCACGTTGAAGAGCGACGCCTTAGAGCTGTCGCGAAACGCTTCTGCTGTGGTGAATGGGAACTGACGTATGACCTCGTTGAGTTCGTAGCTGTCGTTTGCCAGCGCTTTACGCTCGTTCTTTAGGAATGTGCGTGCTCCGATGGTAATCTTCTCTCCGTCTATACCAAAAACTGGTACCTCTGGGTCATCAACAATGGGCTGACCGTATTTGTCAAAGAATCCTTCCAGTGCTTCGTATGCTGGTATGAAAATTGAGTACAATCCGCTCTTGGTGCGTCCGTTTTCGTTGCGCTCCGCTGGGTTGCTGGCTTCATACAGGTCTCTGAACTGTCGGCCGCCGCGGTCAAGCGGGTTTACCGTAGAACCAACGATGGCCTTTCCTACAATCTTACGACCAACGAGCAGACAGGTGCGGTGAATGCGCCACGATTCACGGATGTCGGTAGGCTTTTCCCACTTGCCGGCCTCATCTAAGTACAGGACGTGCAGCTTTTCACCGTCATAGGCGTTGTTGGTGGTGTTCTTCCAGTTGACTACCGTGTTGAGGGCCTCGCCGCGCTGCGATGTCTTGTTGGTCTTGGTGATTCGCTTCGATGGCTCGCGGAAGGCGAGCTCCATCCGTGGGTTGGTGGTACCATCCTGGATTGGCTTGAAGAAAAACGGCAGTGATTTGTAGATGGGGACTATCTTCTTCATGAAGATGTTCTCCTGTGCGTCGCTACCTGTCTTTGACATCACACCCAACAGCCTCTCTTTCACCTGAGTAGCCTCGTTGATGATGGTAGAGGCGCTCATGTTGGTGTATCCAGAGCGTCGGCACTTGACGTACACCTGCCCTAGAGACCTTGGGTCTACATTGCAGGCTTCAAGATGTATGAATAGCTCTCGCTGGAACCCAAGGTAGGACGGGTAACCCACGTCAATCTTGGCCCATTGCAGAAAAAAGTAGTGGTTTCCGGTGATGTAAGTAGGTACTCCGTTGTTGAAGAACCATAGTCCGGTGCGTCTGCGCTCATACTCTTGTTGGATGTAGTTGGTGTATTTCTTTCTAAAGGATTCAGGCATAGTCATCCACTCCTCCATTGAGTTGATGCGACGAAGCTCGTCAGGCATCTCCTGACGCGCCCACATCTGCTGCTCTTTAGGCTTATCGTGGAATAAGATGTCTTGCTTTCTTGGTTGCTTGGGAAGCTGGATGGCTAGGTCTCCATAGGTAACAACGTCCCCGGCCGTTCCTCGCGGACAGATGTTGACGATTACCTCGTCTTCTATTTCGACTAATCCAGCCATCAGCTATCCCAATAGATAAAGACCCACTCGCTATTTTGAGAATTGCTCTGCGAATCCTCCTGAGTAGTCTCGTTCTTCTTTGATTTCTCCACTTTCGTTAAGCTGCTTTACCAGAAGCTGTAGCTTCTCGCGTTCAACAATTAGTTCTTTAGCGTCAATTGCAGTTTGCTTAATTGCTTGCAGCTCAGCCTTTCGCTGCGAGCCGGACAGCTCTTGGTCGACAGGCTTCTGTATCTCCTGAATCATGTTCTCGATGGCAATCTCCATCGCGGACATCAAACGGTGTGCCGTTCCTACGTTGTCAAAACTACTCTTGGACTTGCGCATAGATGTGCGATAACAGGACACGATACAGCTTCTCGCCTTCAATCTCCATTTCGTAGTCGGCATTCTTTTGGATGAATACCTTGTCGCCCGGCTTGAGGCCGAGCTCCTCCAAACGGTCTGAGCCAAAGCGCACATAGCCATACTGGTTGTATGGCTTCTTGTTTTGAACTAGTTCAAGAACCTTGCTTGTTAGCTCGTCTTCCTGCTTTGCTGGTACCAGGAATATCCAATGGCCAAGCAGACGTACTTCACCCGTCTCCTTGCTCTTGTATGCGTAGGCCTGACAGCTATGTGGGTCGTAACCTCCATCCCATCCGACGTAATAAAGGTCTTTGTCTTCAAAGATGAACTGACCTCGTTTGTGTTTTGTTTCATTAAACTGTTGGTTACCATATACCATGTGGTTTCCACCCAACAGCACGTGATGGTGGAAGTATAGCGTGTCCCCTACGGACACGCCTGTCTTGTATCTTTCCGGCACACCCACCACCTCACCTGAAAATGCGCGGTGAGCGAACTCGTTGAAGCGAGTGTCCAGATACATTTCTTGGCCGGCAATCTCAATGGTATCGTTGACGGCTTTGGGTACTTTTACAACAAAGAATCTAATCGGTTTCATTAGAAGTCGCAATCGTGTTCAATTAAACAAGGCATCTCGTCTATGGTCTTCCAGAGCATAGTGCCCTTTTCGGAATTGTAAATGTAGACCAGATAACGGCGAATGCCATGCAAAGCTAAGGCTCGCTCGTCTTGAATAATTGAATCGACTACAGAATCTCCTGTCTTTTGCCCGACAAAGTATGCCATGGCGTCTTTGGGGTTTTGCCCCACGATGATTTTTCTAATAAGTTCCATTTGAATTTCATTATTTGTTTAACCAGTATTCAATTGAGTTGGTTGGTAAGTCGTCGTCGTCATCGTCGTCCTTCTGTTCTGACACATAGCTGTGCGCCATTACGTTGAACATGATGTTGAGTTCTTCGGTTCCGTCTACGCTGTACCCGGCGAGGAACTCGTAGCTCTCAGGGCCGTCTTCGGTTCCCTCGTCACACGCCAGACCGAAGCAGTACGTCGCCATGAAGTCTGGTCCGGCATTATGGTCTTTTACAATGTCGGCAATCTCGTCCATCTTCTCTCTTACGAGGATGAACATTTCGATTCGCTGCTCTCTAGTCACGTTTACGCTGGCAATGATAACGTGCCTAAGTTAGTAACTGTAACCGTTGTGTTTTTAGTAAGCGTTGCAGCCGATGTTGCAGAGCATCGCAGGGCTATATCCACTGGAACATCGCCACTTGGTGCATAGTAGAAGTACCTAAGAGTCACCACGTGCTTTCCAGTCTTGGTGGCTTCGATGTCTTCTATGAGCACCACGCTGCTTGCTCCATCGTTAATGTAGAGCTGTACGGTGATGTCCGGGGTTCCTGAAGAGATAGTATATTCTACGCAAGCAGTAATGTCGTACATACCTTCCGAGCTGAGTCGGATGTTGTCTCGGATGTTTGTTGCGTCAACCAAAGAGATGCTTGCCGTTGCTCCGCCGTAGGCTACTGAAGAGGTGGCCTCTGTAACCATTCCAGTTGCTGCAGCGCTGTAAAGCTCTGCGAAGCTAATCATTGTAGCCGCGGTACCGAGTGCTGCGGTAGCCTGTGGCTTGGCCACAAACATATTAGGCACAACAGTAGCTCCGGTATTGACCACATAGTCGGACAGCTCCACAAGAGTAATGTACTTGTATGAGCTTGCTGACTCGTCCCAAATCAAGAACTTATCTGCGTTTGCAGCGGTCGCCTCCGTAAGTGGGGTCAGCGAGCTGGCAGGAAGTACGCCGATGGTGCTTCCTGTGGCAGAGAGCGGTGAGTTGGCCGTTACCGACGTTGTTCCGATTGGATTGGTGCTGAGGTTGCGCTTTACAAACACACCCGTTGAGCTCAGCATCAACGCCTCCACGTCTGTGGTGGACGTGGTGACGGTTCCCGTGCACTTGAAGTCACCCGTTGATTCTACCGTGTCTGTGGAGAGCTTAAGAGCTGTGTTGGTTCCTTCACCATCCTGTACGACTTGCTCAGACGCAGACACCGTAGAGGTGGCGAGCTTCAACAGCAGCCCGAAGGTGTCTTTAATTTTAGTTCCGCTAAGACTTCCCATATTAGTACTTTTGAAACAAAGATACTGATATGCCGAAAAGTAGGGTAAGCCGAAAGAAGCTTTTCAGAGAATTCTCTAAAATTGACCCCAAGTTCATTCAGAGAAACGACCTGAAGAACATCACCTTCCTATATATGGACGCTGAGCTCAACTACGGGCTCAACTCCACAGATATAGAATTTCTATTCTTTGTCTATGACCTTGAGTTCTGGACAATGGACTACGTAGGGAAGGCAATGATGCGCAGCAAGGAGCAGCTGCGGAAGAAACAGCTATACAAACTCAAAGAGCTTGGACTGGTGTACAAGCACTTCGACAAGCTGTCCCCAAGCAACGCCGAGCAGGATATGTTTTTCCGCGAAGAGAACAAGTTCAACTACCGAGTGCGCTATGCTCTATCGCAGAAAGGGCGACTTTTGGTCGCCCGTCTCTATAGAAAGATGAATGGAGAGGAGCCGTTTAGGCTTTCTTTGCCTTCATCAGAGCACCAATAGCCATCTGCTCTTTAGCTGTTGATGGCTTATCGTGGGTCACTAGGCGGAACGGAGCCTCGAGGCTTGCGCCAGGATGCTTGACGAACTTACCAGAATGCTTCATCAGGTAGAAGCGACCGCTTCCGTCGTTCATCCAGTGGTGGCCTTCTGGGGCTTTCACCATGATGTTCTTATCTAGCTTCTTGAGTTTCATTTCTTCTTCTTTACACGGACGACCCTAAGCTTTCCGTCCTTTTCATATACGCGCATCCCGGCCTCCTCCGCTTGACGCTTCATGGAGTTGTACTTCTGGGTTACGGTCATCTTTTTAGCTACCGCAGGCTTCACAGTCCTCTGGGTTTTCGATGTTGCAGGTTGGCTGCTTTGCTTCTTCTAGCTCCTCGAGCCAGTCCTCAAATTCAATTCCGGTCATTTGCTTAGTTTGTTTAGTAGTTCGTAGTTTGTCTTTCCTTGTGCTGCACGCTCTTTGCTGACCTTCTTCTGGCCGACAACAGCTCCTGCTCGCTTCTTAGTGCTCTTAGCCATTACTTCTTTGCTCTGTTGCGAGAGGCCGGAATCATCCGGCGCTCGTCGTGGTCATAGTCTTCACCGTCTCCGTTACCGTAGGTTCCGGCATCACGGTTCTTCTTATTTAGGAACGCACGGTATTTCTTGCGCTCTTTGGTTGAGTGATACTCGGTATCGTATTCAGCCTTCTTAGCGCGAGCCTTTGCGTTGCTAGCGTAGTACTTACTAGTCTTCACTTTCGGAGTAGTAGCAAGCTTTGATTTTGTAGTGGGCCGGGGCCATACCTGTTGCCTTAACGGCTGCCTGTACTTGCTTGACGGCCATCATCAGGTCGGGGTTCATGACCTCGATTTCCTGCTCTGACTCCATCTCGCCCCCTTCGTTGTAGGACTTAACTCGATACTTTTTCATGTCTGTAGACGTTGAATAGCAAAGTTACCATATTGGACTTTTGCTTGGTGATGTGAAAAAAATTTTTGCTTGCACTTGCACAATTCAAAACTTTATCTACATTTGTACTACAATTAACTAAAAATTGATACCAACTATGAAAACCAACCTCCCCCTTCTCGCTGCCGCTGGCACCACTGTTCTTGCCTTTGGCCTGTACCTTCACTTTAGCCGTCCTTACTTTGAGGATACGCCTTCTCGAATCGAGAACATGGAATGCACTCCGTACCAAGGTGTATGGTATGATGCTGAAATCGGAGACTCTGTAGTTTGTACTTTATGGGAGTTCAAGCCTTCTCAGCTTTCTGAACTAAGTGAAATCATCAGCGAGAGCGACACCACATGGTCATTTTCAAATGAGGAAGGAAAGCACACAGTATACTGGAGTAAGGACATCACCGTGCAGACATTGCACAAGGCCGATACCTTAAACAACATCATGGTATACTGGTCAGAGCAGTTCTAGTAGAAACGTCTATAAACAAGAATAGGGGGCTTATGGCCCCCTTTTTCTTTTAGTAGCTGTTGTTTAGCGCAGTGAGCGCTTCAGTGCTCCAACGAATTCCTTCGGAATTCCAGCTAGAGACTGACCTGCTTCCTTAACTGCACCCATGTAGTCGCCACGCTTCAGTGCTGAGCCAAGGCGCTCGCCTTCGGTAGCGTATGGGCTTTGCTTCTTAACTGCAGTCTTTGCAGCAGGCTTGGTAGTTTTGGTGGGAACAGTTTTGCCTCCGTTTTGGTATTTCTTGGCGGTGCGGTACTTTTTCATCGTTTTGGTTTTGTGTTACAAATATATAGTTGTTGTTACTTGTTTTTTGGGCTTACGCCGGTGAAGTACATCATGGCTTGGCGCAGGGCTTCCATTTGCTTCTTCGTTGACGGGCTCATGTCAACAGCGTTAGAGATGTAGCTGTTGTTGTCTTTGGTGTTCTTCATCACACCGCCTTTGGCCATCTTCTTGACTGGGCGCTTGGCCACCATCATGCCTTTAGCCTTGAGGCTGCGGTCGAATGCTGCAACGGCGTCCGGGTCGGAACTCTTGAGCTGATTGCGCATCTCGGTGAGGTTTTGCATCTCGCGTGCCTTGGCGTTGCGGTTGAAGGTAGCCTCGGCGTTCTTGAGCTTCATGGCGTCAGCTGCTGCTTCAAGCTTGCGGCGCTCGGGTGAGATTACGCGTCCGTTGCGGTCAAGCACGTCGGTAATCTTACGAGGTGGTACTTGCTTCTTTTTGCCGCCCATCATTCCTCCGTTTTGGTACATCATGCCCAGCTTACCGCCGCCCATCATGTATCCCATTTTGTTACGCACTTCCGTGGGAAGCTTAGACAGTCCAGTCTGGCTGGGCTGTACTGGTTTCAGCGAGCCTCCTTTGGCGTAGCTGGGTTTCTTTGGGGTTTTCATAAGTCTTTTTAGCGTTTTCAAACCTAAGTAAGTGAGACAAAGTTAGTAGTTTTACTCCTGAACATAACACCCGAATAATGGCTGGTAAGACAGGTAAGTTACAAGCTGTTGCAAAGTTTGTAAGCAAGAGCAAGAAGCGCGGAAAGCACTCTAAGAAGGCTTCTAATAACAAAGGCTCTAAGAACTATTCCAAACCCTATAACGCACAAGGACGATGAGCTTGAAATCACTACAGGAAAAGATTGGTGTAACACCTGACGGGGCGTTTGGTCCTGGCACCATCAAGGCAGCGGCAAAGCATTACGGATTGAGTCCAGAGCGCGCTGCTCACTTCTTCGGACAGACCGCGCATGAGACGGGTGGCTTCAAGGCATTCTCAGAGAACCTCAACTACTCGGCTAAGGGATTGCTTGGCATCTTCAAGAAGTACTTCCCGACGGAGGCTTTGGCTAAGGAGTACGAGCGCAAGCCGGAAAAGATTGCTAACCGCGTGTATGCTTCACGCATGGGCAACGGTGATGAGGCATCAGGAGATGGATGGAAGTACCGTGGTCGTGGTGCGTTGCAACTTACCGGTAAGGCCAACTACGAGGCGTTTGCTAAGTGGCTGAAGAAACCTGAGCTGTTGGAGAAGCCAGATGCTGTTGCTACTGAGTTTGCTTTTGATAGTGCTCGGTTCTTCTTTGATAGGAACAAGTTGTGGGACATCTGCGACAAGGGCGTTACGGACGAAACCATCCTTGCATTGACCAAGCGGGTGAATGGCGGCACGCACGGTCTTGATGACCGCGCTAGCCGCACCAAGCAGTACTACAGCTGGTTGAAATAAGAAAAGGGGAGCTTTAGGGCTCCCCTCTCTATAAGAATTTGTCACAATCCTGCTGGTTGGCTGTTGGCCTTCCTTATGCAAATATAGGGTTTTTCATATTTAGCATATCTGTTGTTTTCAGCCTGGCCCATCGGTGTGTTATCCATAGGTATTTTGGCTTTTCCCTGAAGTTTGGGTTCTTGTTGTTTTCGTAGTATTCCGTTAGGCCTTTTGAGTTTCCTCCTACGTTGACCCATTTGTTGAATGCATCTACTCCAACACCTGCTGCTTTTGCTGCTGACCTAACGCCTACGTAGATGAGTTTCGTCTGCAGGTCCACGTATATGTACTTAGCTCCTCCGTTTCCTCCTTTGCTGATGTTGTACATCTTCTGTCCCTTGTGTGCATCAATCCATAGTATCTCAAGCTCGTTGAGCTTCTCTATGGTCTCTGCCCAGCATACCAGCTCGGTGATGAAGTTGTCCCAGCCGTGTTCCTCTAGTGCTTGCCTGAATATGCTACCTGAGCCGCGGTACTTGCGGTCAAAGAAACTGCATTGATGCTGTCCGATGTAGACGAAGCCGTTTACCTTATTGGTAGTCTTGTAGATGTAACCAACCATTGGATGTAGAATTGTGACAGAACAAATATAGTGAATGGATGGAACTCGTTACATAAACTTATCTACAATCTTGTTTTCGGTGAACTTAGTTCGGGTTTTGTGAACTAACTTCGCTTAAGCCGAAGGACACCGCGGCAGCACCACCGACATCGCCGACGCACTAGCGTCGCCCCTGTCTCAAAACAGGGGCAGAGCAACGAAGGGCACCACGAACGAAGGACTCTGGTACCACTACGCCAGACCACATCAGCGCTACACCGCAGTAGCACACAGCAAAGAACAACAATACAGGCGCACTATGCTCTGACGTGAGCAGTGGCAATGTGATAGACATGAATTATCTGATTCACAGATACTTACGTTGTTTTGTCAAACATATTGAATCCCCCTTTCCTTTTCTCTTTTTTTTCGTCATGTAGCACCAATGCGGTCAATGACAGCTATATTCACGTCCATGAAACGCTGTCCTGGCTGCGCTACCCTAAAGCCACTCACAGAGTTCTCCAAGAACAAACGCAAATCAGACGGCCTACAGTCGTCCTGCAAAAGCTGTTCTGCCCAACGCTCAGCCTCATGGTATGCATCCAACAGCCATACCCGCGTAGCACAGAACAAATCCCAACGTGACCGAAACAGAGCATTCGTAGACCGCTACAAACGCCTTCACGGTAAATGCACAGACTGCGGTACAACCGACCATCGCGTTCTCCAGTTCGACCACCTGTCCGACAAAAAGAACGACGTCTCATCCATGATTTACTGCGGCAACTCCATCAAAGTAATCAAAGCCGAAATACGCAAATGCGAAATCCGCTGTGCCAATTGTCATACAATCATAACAGCTGAACGTCGCTCCAAATGACCACGCAAAATCTCACGCAGGATTTATGGGTTCGGTTTGACCCTTAAAACCGATTGAGAAATGTTTTTGGAGGGGATACTACCACCCCCACAGCCACACCCACCGCAACCCGAAGTCATTTCCATTTTGGTACGGGGTGCCTTCCGTTTTGTTTTTCGTTTTCGGTTTTGGCGTTTTGTGGTTCGGGCTTCTCGTGGTGCAACAGGTAGCGCCCCTTGCCCCTTGTGCCTTTTTGGTCGGGCACAACCCCCACCCCAAAAACCCCCAAACCCCAACACGTTGACCCTTTGCCCCGAACCGCCCTACTATTTAGAACGATTCTAAATAGTGTTTCTCTTGTCCGTTCGCCCTTATTTAGACCCATTCTAAATTAAGCGCATAAGGTATTTTTTTCTACTTTTCTACACTTTGGCACGGCCTTTGCATCATAGTAAGTAAGGGCAACGAAGCCCCAATTAAATAAAGACAAAATGAACACTACTCAAAAAACCCCAAGCCGCGCCGACCTCGGACGCGTTATGTACCAACAAAACACTAAAGGCGAATTAGTCCCCAAAATTGGCGGCTGTGAGAGCGCCGAAGAGGGCGCCCTTTTCGCCCTGCGTAAAATTGTCAAGGCAAAGGAAATGCCGCCAAAAGAGGGCGCGAAGTACCTACGCACATTCGCAATTAGCCGAACTCAGCCTATTTTCTTTGATTCGTTCGCCAAAACGCGCGCGCTCAAATTAGGTAAAATTCGTTTGGGCGAATTCGTGGACAAGTACGAAGTAAGCACCCTGCGCGCTATCATTTCCGAACTTGAAAAATAGGCGGCTGTTATGTTCCTAATATGGCGCGAGAGCGAACAAGGCAAACGAACGCGCGAAGCACGTACCAACGCCAAAGGGCGCAAAAGTTCCGCGAGAAAAGCGCGCGCCCAATATGCTAACGACGCGGTACAAAATGCGGTAGCGGTAGGAATTGACAAGCGCACAGCACGAAAAGCCGAACGCGAACGAAAACGCGCGCTAAAGGCCGCACGTTAGTAGACCCGAACGCACAAAAGGTGCGGTACACATAGGCGCATAGCGCAAAAGGTCGGCATACTTATGCCGCACAAGGGTGCACACCTTGAAAAAAACGGACGGAAACGTAGCAAAACGCGAACGCAAACGGCACGTACTATGTACAAACCTATGCGGCTATGCGAAGGGCTAACGGCATAAAATGCCGCGCCCTAACGTATGGTAGCGAATTGCTACGTTTTTCCGTGTTGAACGGCGTACCTAATTGGTGCGCCTTTTTTGTTTAATGCTAATTGAATTGAAAATGAAACGGACACAAGCAAGCAAGCACGTACGCACGTTAGCAAAGATTGAACGCGCGCACGGCGTTGGTTTCCTATTTAGTATGTACGAAACCTTTAGCGAAAAGTTCTACCAAACCGAAGCGTTCAACAAGTACGGCGCGTTCCGTGAGCAAATAGCGCAGGTCTACAATGACCAGGACGCTAAATGGAAGCAATTTGTACAAGAGGAAAAAACATTTTTGCTATGACTATTGAAGACATCAAAGAATTGACCGCGCAAACTGCGCCCAAATTCTTCACGAGCGAAGCGCTCTCGTTCTTTGGGCAAACTATGCGCTCTTTTAGTGTAACCAAGCAAGACGACGGGCGCTATTTTATTAGCGCTCCGTCTTATTGGTACATCAATGGAAAACGTACGCTAATGGGCATGACCGAAAGGTATTTCAATCCAGTTACAAACCAGTTAGACCTTGAATGATATGGCACTGAATGAACTGCAAAGAATACGCAATGCAAGGCACGCATATATGTATGCCGACGAGCGAAGCAAGGCGTTCAAGGATGCGAAAGCATACCTAAACAAAGTACACAAAATGTACGGAACGATTGACCCTAATAAAATTGCTGACCTAACAAAGTAGAAACCATGTACGATATTTTTTTAGCTGTTGAAGCGCCCACTGCGCTCGCCTTTGGAATTGCTGGTGCTATGTCGGTAGTTCTTTTCTCTTTTCTAATTGCTCTGGCTACGGAGCCAAACTCTTAACGTCAGGGTTGCCCACTGCTCAAAACTTTTCTGTGTTCGTTTTTATGAGTGAGTGCGTTGGTTCGTGACCAAGCAACCCCCAAAGCCTAACCTCGCAGGGCTTGATGATGCGAGGAACACCCATGCCCACGAGGTGCAATACGTGAGCAAAAAACTTGATGTGATGAGTACCTTAAATGTCGGCGACCTTGTTCGCCTAAACCTCCATGCTACCTACGAAGGGCCATGTTCAATTACCCCGCAAATGTGGGCTCTGAATAGATACTTCGGGCGAATTGTTGGCGTAGTTGAATACGACCACTACCCGGTCGGACAGCGTACGCGCTACAAACTTGACATTGACAACGAGTCCCACGTGTACGTACCTGAATGGCTTGAGCTTGTTGCTCAAGCTGACACAGGATTAACAATAGAACAAGTAACCCCAACCAACCAACCCCAAGAAACCATGCAAGAAGAAGATGTAGAAATGGTAACCACCTACGACGGCGAAGAACATCCGCTGTCGCAGTGTGTTGTGCTAACAGCACCAAGCGAACACGAGGGCGAGTATGCCCTGCGTGACGAGGTAACAGAATGCCGTATTGAACGGCAAGATGTTGTCGTACTTGACAGCGAGTACGGCGACCTAATCGTAGAGATTGAGGGCGACCTATACTTTTCCGCTGACCACGAGGATGAGTACGTGTACTGCGGTGGCGGTCGCTACGACGGCCAAAACATTTGGCTTGACAACGCAGTGTACGCCGACGATGTACAAGAATACTACCACGAGAGCGACGTAGGCAACAGCATATTCTGGCACGAAGGCCCGGACGTGTACTCTACCGAGGAACCGGGCGAGGGCGCGTGCCACGACTACCACAGCGGACCGCGCAACACCTACACCACGGCAGGTACGCTCTTTACCATTGGCTTTGAGGTAGAGAAGGAAGACGGCAAAATACTTGACCGATACGAATTGTACGAGGTCGATGCTACCGGATGGTCACGCGAGCGCGATGGCTCGCTCAACGACGACACCGGGTACGAACTTGTCTCACCTACCTACGACCTCTTGTCCGACCGACTTGACACGGACATTGCCGGCAGCGAACTGCTCAAAGACCACATCAACGCCGACTCCACTACCTCATGCGGTGGGCACATCAACTTCGGCAAGGTGGGTACTTCGGGTAGCGACTTGTTCAAGCAGTACGCATCGTTCATGCCGCTGTTCCTTGCCTTGTACCGCAAGCGTGCGACCTCTCGTTGGTCGCGTGCCTACGCCAAGGCAGACAAGTACCTTGCCCGCGACGAGCGTTACGTGTCGTTCAACATCAAGCACGACTACATTGAGTTCCGTATCGTATCTCGTGTGCATGACGTAGCTACGTTGCTATGGCGGCGCGACCTATTCCGTATCATGGTCAAGTACCCTAATGCTACGGCAACAGATGTGCAGCGGATGATGCTCAACCGCAACAGCGAACTGCACAAGCACCTGCGCAAGCAGTACGATGAGGTCAAGCTGTTGCGCATTGCGTGCTGGTACTCGCAGTTTGCCGATGCCATGTACGATTCATTGCAGTTCAGCAAGACCGGGCAAGGTGTACTCATGGAGTTCTTCGTAAGCACGCTCAAGCGTGTGAGCAAGCGCATCTCCATCCGCATCGAGGACATCAAGGAATGGGCTGATGTTGGCTACGACCTTATCCGTAACCTCGGCGACGGACAAGATTACACCGACCGCGTTGTCAAGGTGAGCGACAAGACGCTCAAGTTCCTTGCATCCAAGGCATAGTTTGTCTATGCCTTTCCTATCCTATTGTTTAATCTAAATCCTATTTACTTATGTGTATTGCAATCCTTAATTCAGGCAAGCGTATTGCCAAGACCAAGCTGTCTAACTCATGGAACAACAACGACGACGGCGCCGGCATACTCTATGTTGCCGACGGCAAGCTCGTCGCAGAGAAGTTCCCCAACCAAGACCTCGCCAACAGCACCAAGAACTTTGAGAAGTTCTACAAGCGCTATGTCGAGGTGCATGGTAAGTATGGCGACCTGCCCATGCTCATCCATTTCCGCATCGCTACGCACGGCCTAACGCCAGAGTATTTGCATCCGTTCTTCGTGTCCGATTCTGTTGGCTTCGTACACAACGGCATCATCTTCGGCCTCGGCACACGTGAGCGCTCCGACACCGCAGAGTTTGCAGACCTGCTCTCTACTATGTTAGTGCCGAGCGTTGCTACGCTCGACAACCCATTCATTGAAGAAAGCATCTACCGATTCATTGAGAGCGACAACAAGCTCATCTTCCTTGACGACAGCGGTGACTACCGCATCTTCAACGAGGGACTTGGCGAATGGGTCGACGGCAACTGGTACTCCAACAAGAGCTACTCGTACAAGCCATTGTCTTCATGGGGTGGCTACGGCACGGCGACATTACCAAGCAAGGGCACGTCGACCGGCGCGTACGGCACCAAGTACGACGACGAATACTGGCGCCAGGTAGAGGACACGCGCATCATGTACCCCTACGAATCGTACTCGGTAGACGACTACGACTACGATGCGCCGTTCATCGACAAGACCTTCAAGTGCGGCGGGTGTCAAAACCCGCACGCCAAGGTCAACTTCAACAGCGAATGCCTTGACTGCTACACCTACATCCCTGCATCTGCCGATGCGGTGATTGACAAGCTCGAAGAAATGGAATGGAACAACAGCTTCAAGGCTGCTGACAAACAATAACCTAAAACCTAATTGATTATGCCAGAAATAGATGTTGTACAAGAGAGCATTAGCTTCTCATTTAACTACGACCCAAGAAACCCACGTGTGGGCGACAGAGTTATGCTGTCGGATATGTGTCCAAGGTCGAACTGGTCTAACAACAGATTCGGTAACGAGTACGTCATTGAATCCCTCACAAGGCATGGCTGTGTAAAAATATGGTCTCCGTTTGATAGGACTGCTTCGGGATTAGGTTTCTATACAGAATGGCTTATGCCTGCGCCCGCAAACATACCTAACGGAACACGTGTGCTATGCACGAGCTTCAATGAAATGAGGGCTGGTATGTTCATGTTTAGGGACAGAGCAAACCACAACGACAGCATGATAGCATCGGTCGAAAGGCAGATGACATCTCCTCTTATTGTAATGAATTCAGATGAAGTAGTGTCGGACTACTACCATTTGTCAAATGAACCCTGGGGCTGGAACCGAGATTGGCTGTTCATTAACAATACACCCATCGAACAGGCAAGCAGACAACCTATGATTGGCGACATAGTAATGATTACCAATGGTAGCCTCAAGGGTGTTAAGAAGCGCGTGGTGAGAACCATGTGGCGAGAGCATGGCTCGGCAGTATACGTATCTCCAACCCAACGATACAACTTCCCAGAACATTGCAAACTAATCCAACCAAAACCAAATAAAGTCATAACCTTAAAACACTGAAACTATGCCGAACTGGACGTATAACATCATCAGGGCATCAGGCTCCAAAGAGAGCCTTGATGCCTTCCTTGCGAAGACAACCAAGGTGAACAACAGCGCAGAGCGTGAAGACGAGCGCCTATCGTTTGACTTCGAGTCAATCATACCTATGCCCGACAACATCTTCCGAGGTAACATCGGCAAGGAGGAGAAGGAGCATTGCAAGGCCAACAACATACCCAACTGGTACGATTGGTCTGTTGAGAATTGGGGCACCAAGTGGAACGCTTGCCACACCATTGTTGAACGCGAGAGCGATACGCTTGTGCGCGTGATGTTCTCTACCGCTTGGTCGTATCCCATCCCGGTAATGGAGAAGATGTTTGAGATGTTCCCCGACATTGAATTCATCGTCGAAGCCGAGGAAGAATCAGAGGAGTTCGCTCTTATGCACACCAGAGAGGATGGCATAGTCGAGGGTACGTTCTCCTACATGGTCGATGAGAAGGTTGTAGAGTATGACCCAAAGAAAGAGCAATGGGTGGACAGCGAAGGGAATGGCTACGATGACTATGACCGCAGGGAAATCTTCTATTAGCCATGGGTATATACACCTTCAATCCAGATACGCTTACTTATCGTAAGCTTCCTTTTGGAACCACTATCATCAAAGGCGCAGCCTTTGTGGCTGCTGCCTTTATCTTTCTTTCCATCAACGTGGTCGATGCGACAGAGTACGAGCGCATCATCCAAATGCGTGGGATGGGCAACCAGTTCAGCGAAGAGCGCCTACGCTCAAAGCTGAAGGAACTCAACGTGCGCTTTGCTGATGTAGCTGTTGCTCAGGCCAAGCTGGAGACCAACACCTTTAGGTCTAACATCTTCGTAGAGAACAACAATCTCTTTGGGATGAAGGAGGCCAAGACGCGCATCAACCTTGCGCGTGGAAGCCAACACGGACACGCCTACTACGATTCGTGGGAAGATAGTGTCCTTGACTATGCGATGTGGTGCGCTACCTACGCCAAGCATTGCAGAACCAACGAGCAGTTCCTATCACTGCTCAATGGGTACTACGCTGAAGACCCTAACTACGTGGCCAAGCTACGTAAGATTATGTCAAGACAATGAGATTCATTGACTTCACGATACGATGGATAGCAGGAAACTTGTCCATACCATTTTGGATGGTGGGGCACGTGCATCTATCGACCAATGTTTACCAAGACGTTCATGAAATCATAGCGTCGTTGGGTATGAATGTGGTGGTCGCCATAGGCTTCTACCTCGAATGGAAACAACATAAAAACCAACAACCATGAGCAATAACCGAAATCTTCCTACCGAAATCGCTGTCCCACTGATGTATTACATCGACGATAACGGCAAATACGTCTTTGATGACGAAGAAATGCGAGATTATCTTGAAGAAAAAATCAACGAAATATCGCTGAGTGTCAATATGTTAGGGCGAGAACGCTTCAATTAGTACGCAAATAGTTGCACAATTCAATTTTCTTATTAACCTTTGTACAAATCAAATTCAAAAACATCAATTAAAATGAAACAATTCGTAATTACCATCCCCAATCCCATCCGTGGAAAGGGAGCCAAGGGCTTTGACCGCCGACCCCAAGAAGGAGAACCAACCTTCTCTGTCTTTCACTGCTACGCCGACAACGAGAAGCGTGCGCGGGAGATAACAGCAAGCAGTCTTGATATGCGCAAGGTGCCCGACGGCACCAAGCTCGTAGAGATTGCCTACGACCCACGCGTGAAGAATGAGTCGTTTACGAGCGTAATCTTCCAAGGCGAGGAAAAGAAGGAGCCAATGCAACATCCGGTTCCGGCAAGCTCGATAAAGCGGTACGAGGTTACCTCTGACACCGAGATTAGGTATACGATGCGGCGAGTGTACAACGTGTATGCGCAGAGCGCGCAGGAAGCTGTTGAGCTTGCTAAGACTTCGTGGATAGCGCCGCTTGACGAGTATGCGATTAACGAGCATGAGGACAAGCCTGACTTCATGGTGTCTGAAATCATAAGCGATGAGCGTTAGGGAATCAATCACCTGGCAAAGCGCCATAGAGATGGAGTTGGCTCGCATAGAGACCAACCTCCATTTCGTGGACGACTACAGCTCTCTTATGCACATACCGGGCATAAACCTCAGAGCCAAGCAATGCTTGGAGAGTATAGATGAAATCAAAAAATACCTAACCCTACATGAACGAACAGAAACAGAAAGTCCCTCGCTACATTGAGGCCCTTGCGTGGATTGTTATCCACGCTCCTCACTACGCTTTGTTTTACCTAATAATGAGAACAATCGAATGGTTAGTTTCCTGACTGCAATACGTATGGCGTTCTCCGGCAACGGCTCGCTACATTCTAAGATTATCGGCTTGCTTGTGTACATCATTGCAGAGGCGGCGTTCATCGCCTTCCTTGCCTGGGTATTTTTCGCATTCCTATGGTATTTGGAAAATTAGAATCGAGCTATGCTAAGGTTGACCAGATGGTGGACTCGTTACTTGGCTCCAACCCCAAGGACAACGAGTACCACGTCTGGGCCGACGAGCTGATTGAGTCAGCTCGCTACAACCGAAAGTCATTCATCAACCTAATCTGTGCTACCTCATGGGAACAGATTCACTTCCTCAATGAGCGCATTGGGAAAGACCACCACAAGGAGCTGAGCCTGCTGCAAACAGCAACCCACTTCCTGAAGATGCTGCATATCATTAGAAACATTTACATACAAGAAGGATGGCTCGAACCAAGATTTCAAGTGGCAATGACAAAGGCGTAGCGCCGAAGCGATTGTCCTACCTCGACTGGATGGTAAAAATCCAATCTGTGCACTACTCTTGTGGTGTAGAACTTGACAAGGGTATTGCGAAAGTAATGCAGTACAACTTGTCCAACTCAAAATGATTCCTTAACTTTAACTAATTCAAATTCAAATCAATGGCTTACCAACTAAAGACAACCAACATCAAGGGCAAGGAGTACGTTCAGGTGAACGAACGCATTATTGCCCTGCGTAAACTGCCCGAGTACAAGGGCTATTCAATCGAGACCGAGATGGTAGCGATAGACTCAGATATGTGCGTCATGAAGGCGACCATACGCGACAGCAAGGGAGCTGTCGCTGCTACGGGCTTCGCTCAAGAAGACCGGTCGGCATCAATGATTAACAAGACATCGTACGTGGAGAACTGCGAGACGTCGGCCGTAGGTCGTGCGCTTGGGTTCCTCGGCATCGGTGTTGAGTCATCCATTGCAACAGCAGAAGAAGTATCGCTTGCTATCGCCAAGCAGGAGCTACCATCTGCGCCCAAGGCATCGGCGGCCCCCGACTTAGAGAAGGCTGCGGAGCATATCAAGGCGGGAGCCAATGCGCCTGAACGCAAGAAACGCTTTGATGCAGTGATTTCTAAGTATGGTACTATCCTCAGCGAGGAACAGACACACTCACTTCGCTTACACGTAACGGCCTAATGTTAGTACAATCGTTAGGATTGTTAGCGTTTGCAATCGGAATGATTGGAGTCACGGCCGTCTTGGCCTGGCTCCTTTTTTCCGACGAACCATCAGATAGAAGCGACGAGTAATGGTCAACAAGAAAACATACCTTTTCGGTACAATACTATCCGTTATCGGTCTATTGGTGGCCGATGATGCAACAACAAAGCTGGCGTTCGTAGCGCTCGGAGGATTCTTAGCTGTTGCCTATACCTTCAACAAGGATAGGGAATGAAGAACGAGGAACAACTCAACGAGGCAATCATCAAGATGGTGGCCTGCCTCCAGATTGGATTGGAGTACATGGATGAGTTTACCCATAGTAAACTATACAGCAAGGGTGCTAAGTTCCACGCCAAGGGATTGGTAAAAGAGCTTGAGGCTACGCTTGGTTCTGTCTATGGAAATTTCCGGGATGGAGAAGATGAGGAGACCTATCTCAACATCGAGCGAGGCATCCGTGAGTTTGTCTCTCAGCCCCTATCTAACATCTACGTAGCTGGAGAGCGAGAGCCGGCGATTACGCCGTGCTCCGCTCACGCTCGCGACCAAGAGTGGGAAGAGATGGAAGAGGAGCTGAACCGGCGAATGGACATCATCGGAACCAACGGCAACGAGGGAACGCATTACCAATACCTTGAGCAATGACACGAGTGTTTCTTATAGACATTGATGGTACGATATGCGACGACATCAAGAACGAGGACAGCCATCTGTATGCCAGCGCATCTGCTTATCCTGATGCGCTTGGCATCATCAACAAATGGTACGACGAGGGTAACGTGATTACGTTCTTTACCGCAAGGGAATCAAAGGACAAAGCTGTTACTGAGAAGTGGTTAAGCGACAATGGCTTCAAGTACCACGGACTGGTGATGGACAAGCCACGTATCAAGGATGGCCAGGAGTACGTATGGATTGATAACCGAAAGGTGCGAGCTATCACATACTTGGGCACTTGGTCTGAGCTGAAAGAGGTAGATGCTAAAATTCAAACATTCCAATGAGCAAGTACACAAACAGATACGGAGACGAGTTCACGTTTGAAAAGAATGAGAACGGCAACATTGACTGGAAGGGAGACTTCAAGTACACACGATTCGGATGGGACAACGATGACAACATCATATTCGTTGACCCAAGCGGGGGACCATATATACCTGTCGGCACGAATATGTCGCTGTATGGGCTTGATGGAATCGTATCAGGATTCGTTGACCACGGCGACTATTGGGAGATTCTAATTGAGCATAATGTGCAATGAAACGACTAACGAGAGAACAAAAGAAGGAGAAGGCAATGATTGACATCGTCAATAAGATGTTTGAGATTGCTGGACACGACGTGAACTACGACGACATCGTTGGCGTAGACAAGTGGTACCAGAAGTACACTATGACTGTTGCTCAGGGCGAACAACTTGAGGAGTGGGGCAAGAAGTACCTTATGCGAGAACTTAAGTTGCGAGCAGCCTATGCAGAGAAGGAGATGATGTGGTTCAGTGTAACGTGGGGACTGAAGTATTCAGACTTTGACGAACACATTAAGAGTAAATTAAAATGAAAATAGAACTTCAACCATACTGGCACACCTGCGGAGACGGATGCTGTGATGAATACGGATACAACGTACTTGTAGACGGAAAGATAATTGGCTCTATCGGTGAAGATGCTCAAGAGTTAGCAGACCTCCTAAACGAAACCTTTAACACCAACGAGAAATGAAGTATAGAATATTAGAAACAATAGAGGGGTTTTATGCACAAGAAAAGCAATGCTTTTTGTTTAAATGGGAATACATTGATAGTTTGTTACCTAACTTCACTTGGAATGATAACAAACGTCAATCTATTGTGGCTACATACGATGAAGCACTTAAAGTAGTAGAAAAGAGAAAGCAGTACTTAAAGGATAAAAATTTCAAAAAAATACATAACCTTTAACACCAACGAGAGATGAGAACAGAAGAAGAAAAGTGGGAGCTGATAAAGAAGTTGGTGTACGATAAGATTCGTCATACGTTCCACTCTAGCAGCGTTCAGTTCCTAAACAAACAGCAGTGCGAGAAGGTCGCTGACTTTATCGTAGAGCTGTCAAAAAATGAAACCCAACTCGGAGAATTTCCGAATAACTAAACAAAACCTAACAATGGAAATCAAACCAAAAAAATACCCAAGCGTTGGATTCTCTGGACTCCTAACACTCTTATTCATTGCCCTAAAGCTTACCGGCCATATCGATTGGTCTTGGTGGTGGGTGTTGTCACCAATCGCTATTCAGCTAACCATTGGGGTATTGCTTATAGCATTAGCAGTAATCCTTGAAAAGAAATTGAAATGAAAATCACATCAGGAAAATACGTTGACCAGTTCGCCATCGGCGTAACGTGGTTGCGCTACCCAAACGTAACGTGGTCTATCATCTTTGACTTTGGCCTGTGGTACGTTGAGGTATCAAATGACTTCAAGGATACAGGTGAATGGATTCCATACGACTTAGAGAATAGCATTCGATGCGATAGATGCGGCTCTCCGAATGATGTAAAACCAAAGTTTCCTGAAGATGAGATGTGGGAATTTGAATGGGTATGCGATATGTGCATTCGCAATGATGAGTATATGGAAAGCATAAGCAACAAAAAAACCAAAAAGAAGAATGGAAAAGATTAGCGTATCCCAAGATATTCTTGAGCAATATCGTAAGGCGCAATACAATCGAAACGTATGTTTGTATAGCCGTAGAGATACCGAATCCAAGTACTGGGAAGGATATGTCAACGCACTTAGTTTAATCATAGAGAAATTGAAATGAAACCATCAGAATACCTTGAGTATTTCAAGGAACATCCACATATCAAAAAGAAGGAAGCTGAAATGCTTGCAGGCCGAATCCTATCTAACTACGGTAGCTCATACAACGTGCCAGCTATGGTTACGGCAATGGAAGAACTTGAGAAAGCAATCAGCGTTGTAGACATGATAGAAACCAAGCAGGCAAAAGAGGTAGCCGACCAACTGCAAGGGGCATACAATTCACTAAGCAACAAATACCACAATGGCTAAGAAGAAAGACAAGTGGATTACCCAGATGATTGAGCGCACTGGGAAGCCATACCTATCCTACAGCTCTATCAAGTACGCACTGCAAGACATCGCGCTCTTTGAGATGTACATGATGGGCAAGCTCAAGAAGGACAGCGAGGCTCTTCAGTTCGGAAGCGCATACGACTGCCTGCTGTTTACCCCCGAAGCGTTTGATGAACGCTTCTTTGTAATGGATGATACGCACATCATTGAGAAGCTGTTGGCTGATGGAGCCAAAAGCCCTCGTGCTACAAGCGTCTACAAAGAGTGGAAGAACGAAATGGATGCATCCATTGGTGAGCGCACCATCCTTAGCCTCGATGACCACCAGCAAATCATTGACATGGTGGACCGACTTAACGAATGCGGCATCATTGAAATCTACCTGAGTGGAGACTACCAGGTTGAGTTCAACGAAGAGGTAGACGGAATCCCTTTTAGGGGATTCCTCGACTGCAAGGGCAATGGATTCATCTCTGATTCCAAGACAACACGTTCAATGTCAGCATTTCGTTCTGACGTAAAATACTTAGGGTACGATATTCAGGCGTATCTTTACTGCAAGGTCTTCGGATATGAGGACTTCTACTGGGTCACCCAAGAGAAGTCTTTCCCTTATGTCCCTGCCGTATACAAAGCATCGGAGCAAACCCTTCGCTTCGGTGAGGAGAAGTTCAATCGGGCGATTAACACCATCCGAGAGCACTTTGAAAGGGACAAGCCTTCCAGCTCGTTCTACCTTGAAGGGGAAATTTAATTGTCAATCAAAATGGAAAAGAAAGACATCTATATTGGATACGTAGGCGAGCTTAAGTCTTACGATTCAGGCGTACGCAAGTACTCAATCTCGTTCAAGTCTGAACAGCTTGATGAGCTCAAGAAATACCTTACCGCACGTGGTAGCGTAAACCTTGACTTCGTTATCAAGACGGACGACAGCGCCTTCATTAGCGTGTTCAATCCCAAAGCAGCAAGCACCAAGCCGGGTGCATCGAAGGCTCCCGCCGGTGCCGACGACGACTTGCCGTTCTAAGTATAAGGGGGCGGCCTTATAGCCGCCCTCTTTTCTTTTCACTATCATCTTTTCTTCTGCGATGGAGTACAATTCTGATTTCCGTCATGACCTGCGCATCGGAAAAATGGGCGAACTGCTTTTGGGCAAGCTGCTCAGCAACACAACCGTTGAAGTCAAACTGGACTTCGCAACCTATCGCACTGGTAACTTCTACATCGAGTACTCATCGCGTGGCAAGCCTTCGGGCATAGCCACGACCGAGGCAGACTACTGGGTGCTTATTGCGGCATCCGAAAAGGGATGCCGACATAAGGATAACGAAGTATTCATGGAAGAAGACGACATCCTATACCTTGTCATTGTGTCTACCAACCGACTCAAGGACTTGTGCAGGACTAAGTATGAACGTAAAAATGTCCCGGGCGGAGATGAAAACACCTCGCTTGGAGTTCTAATCAAAGCAACAGATTTACTATGACCCTATACGACCTACAAAGATTCTTCCTTAAGAAGAATGAAGAACAGATGAACCAGTTCATGCGCATCGCGCAAGCACGCCTAAAGAGCACCTATAAGTTCGCGCCGCAGCGATTAGCTGTTGCCGCGAAGATGTACAGCAGATGGATAAATAGGAAGGCAGATGAGGCAGGGAAAACGCAGGAGTGACTTCTATCAGTCATTCCAAATTACTTACGACGAAAATTCAAAACAATGGAAACTAACATGGGACAGCAATCCAATAATGAGCGGAACGAAAGACTATCTGGAGTATTATCTAAGCCTACTGGTATGCAGGGGGAGCATAATGTTTTAGATAACGATATAGCTGTTGCCGTGTACGGCACGCTGAAAAGCGGATATGGTAACAACTTCCTACTGGAGGATGCCATCTTTGTGGGCAAAGGAAAGACCACCGAGAAATACCCGCTCGTAATCCGCCAAGGTGGTCTTCCGTTTCTTCTCTACAAGAAGAACAAGGGCTACAACGTGGAGGTAGAGCTATACTTGGTAAACAAGAATGCGCTTCGCCGCCTTGACATCTTGGAAGGCCATCCGCTGTGGTACCGCCGCCGAGAGACAAGCATCACCATTGATGAGATTGATACGCCGATGACAGCGTGGGTATACTTTGGTCCAAACGAATACGACAACCTCACATACCATGAGCGATACTAACGAGAATGAACCAAGGGCAATTAGCGTACACGCGCTGATTGACATTGTGATAAACGTATTCTGCAGCATCAACAAGGTGTCGCCTTCATTGCTCTACGATAAGACGCGCGAGCGTAATGCCGTAGAGACACGCCGCATGGTGTGGGGCTACCTTCGAGAGAACACCGGACTTTCACTAATGGAGCTTGGGGACCTCTTTAGCAGAGACCATCCAAGCACATTGCACAGCATCAAAAAACACAACACCGCACTATCCTTAACTCCAAGCGGAGGATACTACGATTCGTGGTACACTGCAAGGTTCCGAGATGGCGCACTTCAAATAAAGCACATGGTCTCCAACAAAGAAAAGAACAGAGTGTATAAGGATTATATGCTCACGTACTACATGGAAAAGAACGACAAGTACATAGCTCCGGTAGTTAGGGCTACATCGCTTGTCGAAGCAATACAAGAGTACGAGCTATATAATCCCATCACCACCGAAGAACTGGTATTGGCAAAGGCTCTTTAGTATGTCTGAAGAGGGGCAGATGATATACCTGCACAAGCTGCAGGTGTTCTGGCACACCAAGAAAGGAAAGAACCTTATATCAAACACGAAGGGCACCGAAGAGGTGCCCATTCAAATGGTATCAAGGGCAAAGGATTTGCTTTCGATGAATAGGTCGAAAGACATAATCAATTCACTGCAGAGCGCAGTTATTGGTAGCAAGGTCGTGCACAACTTTCGTGTCATCAAGATTTACGAAAGCAAGCCCATATCTCGCTCGTTTTTTCACAAGGAAAAAGACTACGACAAAGAATTCAAATGAGCACCATCACAATGTTTCAGTCCGTCACCAAAACGGACAAGCCGCACTACATAGATGTCAAGGCCGCCCTTGAGCGCATTGTAAGCGGCAAGAGCATGGATAACATTCTTGCTATCCGAGCAGGAAACAGCGAGCTCAAAAGGTCTTTGCCTGTAGCCCTTTTCTCCGGGGTCTTCACCACGAGAAAGGACGATGCGCTTGAGGCACACAGCGGCCTTATCGTGCTTGACTTTGACCACGTAAACGCAGAGGCCTCAAAGGCTCTGCTCTCTACGGATGAGTATGTGTATGCCTGCTGGATTTCTCCTTCGGGAGAGGGCCTCAAAGCCCTCGTACGAGTAAGCAACCCAGAGCGCCACAGAGAGCACTTCCGGTCGCTCCAGTCGTACTTTGATAGCACCTATGGACTCATGGCCGACCCATCGGGAGTTAATGAATCTCGTGCGTGTTTTGAGAGCTACGACCCAGAGCTTGTCCTCAACGAGAACAGCAAGGTGTTCGGCGGTATGCTCAAGGAGCAGCAGGAGCAGCAAGTAGCTCAAATCCAAGAGCTGCATACCGACTACGAGAAGCTCAACATCGTGGCACGCATGGTGCGCCGTGCGCAAGACGGAGAGAAGCACGCCATACTACTTCGTGCAGCCATCCTTTGCGGCGGCTATATTGCCGCCGGTCGGATGGAGGAAGATGAAGCCGAGCGTGTCCTTATCCGTGAGATTCTCAAGAAAGAAAACGTAGAAGACCCGGCTAATGCACGCAAGACCATCCGAGATGGAATCGAGGAAGGCAAGCGGATGCCCATCCGTGATGTCATCGAAGACGAGGCGCGTATCCGCAGAGATATGCAAATCAACGATGGGGATATGTCGTTCATCTCATCCGATGATTCAGACTACAACTGGATTGAGAAGTTTGCGCGTGGAGAGATTGTCCGCGGACTCACCACTGGATTCGAATGGCTTGATAAGTATTTCTTATTTAAGAAGGAGTTCACCATAATCAATGGTCATAGCAACGTGGGTAAGACCACGATGGCTCAGTTCCTTATGGTATCATCAGCTGTGCTGCATGGCTGGCGATGGGTGGTCTATTCCAGCGAGAACAAGACCGCATCCTTTAAGATGCGGCTTATGGAGTTCTTGCTCGACAAGCCCATTGACATGATGCGCCACGAAGAACGCAGCGAGGCATTCAAGTGGGTCAACAAGCACTTCACCATCATCAGCAACGCGCAGGTGTATAGCTATGCAGACCTGATGGTTTTTGCGGAGAAGCTGGTACGTCAGGAGCGCTATGATGGATACCTAATCGACCCATACAACAGCTTGAAGATTACCGTGGGTAAGAACAGCTCAGGCATAACCTCTCACGAATACCACTACGAGGCCGCCTCTGAGTTCCTAACCTTCGCTACGCAGAACGATATGGCGGTGTGGGTAAACACACACGCCATTACAGAAGCTGTTCGGAGAAAGGGGCCCGATGGCTTGCCAGTGGCTCCCTTTGCGGAGGACACCGAAGGTGGCGGCAAGTGGGTTAACCGTGCTGATTCGTTTGTTACGTTTCACCGTAAGGTTTTGCACCCTGAGCCAGAGATGCGATTCAGAACGGAGATTCACGTGCGTAAAGTGCGCAACACCGAGACCGGTGGCTCGCCCACTCCGTTCGACCAGCCAGTTATCTTTCAGCTTAATAACGACCGGACAGGGATGTACCCAATCTTCGGAAAGAAAACTTTTTCCCCGATGTATTTGGATTCCAGGAAGATTGAGCTAACTTAGAGGTAGTGAACAATGGGACTATTGAAATTGCTCTACCAAAGCCGCCAAGCCTTAATGCATATTATGCAGGGAGACATTTCATGGTCAGAAAGAAGCACAAAGAATCATACTGGAAGGCCATCGCTGTTGCGCTTGCACCTTACGGTAAGTTTCGCCTGGAAAGAATTTCGATTGCTGTTCGCTACAACTGCCGCTATGATGTTGACAACGCTATTTGCTGCAGTAAGTTCCTTGCTGATTATCTTCGAAATCACGGTCATATTCCTGACGATACTCCGAAGTACTATCTCTCGCAAGAAACAAGATTCGACCCATCTCTACCCAAAGAGCAATTTATAGCTACCATCATATCCCATGGACAAAGAGGAATTGAGTCGGACATACTTCTTGGCAACGTCGAGGATAGCGAATGCAGCGACCAACCTGTACGAAAGCCTGCACAACGACGAAGGAAGTCCAAGGGTTGACGCCGACAGACTGCACAATACTATACGTAAATTCAAAAGAGACATCGACGGAGAGTTCGATATGATTCGAGCTGCGCTGTTGGAATACTACGATGATAACATTGATATTCCTTGATGGCCTAAACGGCATCAACTACCACAGATTGATGACTCCCTTCCTCCGCCTTAAAGCGGAGGAGGGAATCAATATCCACTTCTTCGCCAGCTTTGACGAGCTCAAGGAGTTTGATATGACCCAAGTAAGTTCGGTAGTAGTGTCTCGCCGTTGCACCGTCTCTAACTACAACGCATTCAAGCGTTGGCTCAAGCGCTACAAGGTCAAGCTTATCCTTGACAACGATGACTTCTGGGAACTGCCCGACGACAACCCAGCCAAGGAGTTCTACAAGAAGCAAGTGTCGCGAGAAATCCTCGCCAGCATACGCATCGCAGATGAGATTTGGACGCCATCCCCGGTACTCGAACACAAGATGCGGAAGGTAAACAAGAATGCCTTATTTAGAATCATTCCAAATACGGTATACGAAAAGGAAAAGCAATGGGCCGAGCAGGAGAAGGATGCTAACCCAAAGGGACTGGTTCGTTTTGGCTACCTCGGTGCCAACGGGCACCGCAATGACCTGCTCTCAATGGGCATGACCTTTGAGGATTACGAGCTGTACTGCATGAACCTTATGGACTATCCAGACCTTCTTCGTGCTAAGTACACGATGTATCCTCTGGACATCCACCTATACGCGCAGCTCTATCGCCACTTTGATGTGGCTCTGGCTCCGCTGCTCAACAACAAGTTCAATCGCTGCAAGTCCGAACTAAAGGTGGTTGAGGCTGGATATACCAAGACAGCAATCATCGCTTCGAATACTACGCCGTACAAGGAGGCAATCATCCACAATAAGACGGGAATACTCTGCAATACTCCAGAAGACTGGAGAAAAGCTGTTGCCGAGATGACGTTAGAGAAGGCGCAAAACCTTGCTGGGGAGCTATATGAGTACTGTAAAAAGCACTACGACATCTCCCAAATCAACAAGGAGCGACTAAAGGGTTTAGTATAGCTCGTTGCACCCGCATCGCTCAGCGAAGAGGGCATCAATTTTAGCAATCTCGCTCAAGATTTTCTTTTCCTGACTACGTGCTTCAGCGCGCGCTTCTTTGGTAGAGTCGCAGTTTGCGAACACCGAAGCTGCCTTCTCAAGAAGGTTGTCAATCTGGATTTTCTTGCTCGGATTGGTGTAGTATTCCCATTCCATTGGTAGTTTCTTTTTGGCAATAGCCGTTACTTCCTGATTCAAAGGTAGTTATATTTTTTGGTTAAACAATGGATGAGCTGATGCGCCGAGCAAGAGCCACAATCAGCAGGAGTATCAAGATGAAAAATGACACCTTGTACACTTTGTAGTACCAAGGAATGGCCAACAGCTTAACCTGTGGTGGGCATTCTACCTTGACATAATGGGGAACCCGGATGGTTTTTGTCTTAGCCGAAACGGACAGACGCTTGTTTCCGTTCTGGTCGACTACGGTCTTAACGACTACTTGTAGTGAGTCGTTTTCTATTACGGAGCTGTCGCCAACCGCTGGTATCTCCAGCGTGTCCACGATGGTTATCGGCGGCATCGTAATCGTGTCCCATTTCGTAACAACCGTGGGCTCCGACAACAATGCGGGGTTCTTCTTGATGGCCTTCTTTAGATGCCATTCTGCCGAACACCCAACGAGTAAGGGGATTGCGATAACCAGAGAGAACCATTTCACAGCGTCAAGTACATTAGGGCCGACGAAAATACGATGAAATACACGGACATGAAAACGTCCTGTTGCGTCATTTTTTTGAACGAGGGCTTGACGAGGAGCTGTCGATTGAGTTCAGCAATGATTGAATCTTGGCGAGCCAAAGCTTGGCTTGCGCTATGATACTGAAAATACTTGAGTTTGTAGGCTTCATCGTATGCTTTGATTGTTGAGTCCATGGAAAGAAAGCGATTGTTCATCGCAATCGCTTGTGCCTTAGTCATTACGACTACGGTGTCTTTATTTTCTACTCGCTGTATCGGGTACACCGATTGCGAGTACATCGAAAGGCTGCACAGGAGCAGACTTAACGGCAACAATCTCATCTTGCATGACCTTTACTTGTTCAACCAACTGTTCCTTCTCCTCTTCCAGAACCTGAATGGTCTGCTTCATCTCTCCGATGCTTTTGGCTACTTGCTTGTCTGCCTTTGCGGACACTTCGCTTGCTTGCTTCATGGTCTGATTTGATTTCTCAATAATCAAATCAACGGGGTCAACAGGCTTTTCTGGTTCTTGTTTCTTGGCGATGAGGGCACCTACAGTGATTCCTGCAGCGAGGAAGAGAATTGAGCGTGTCATTTGGTCTGTATGAGCATTTCGTTTTTAGCACTTGTGTAAGCGAGAGCTGAATCGAGGCGACGAATATGCTCAACATATTTGTCGACCTTTACTTCAAGCTCCGTTACCCTTGTTTGGCATCGGTCATCTATCTTACCATTAGTCATCTTCTGGTCTACGTAAAGATAGCCGATTGCGACAAGCGCGATGAAGGCGATGGCAGCGACCGGATGCTTTTGGAACTGGTCGAATGACACGGGCATTTTCATTACTTAGCGAATTTCTCTATTCCTGAGATGCCAAAGCAACCCAGAGTTACTATTACAAAGCTGTTGTATACGTATTCGTTAAGGGGAAGATGCGTGCCCATAACTCCCGTTACGAGGTCGGCAATCATCACCATAACCATCACTGCAAACGACAAAGCACCGAGTATGTTCTTCTCGTTGTAGTCGTTACTATTCTTGAAAATCTCCTTCCATCCCATGCAGCAAAAATACATGGGCACAGAAAAGATATTAAGGCCGAACTACCTTGCCGACTGGTCTTTAGCGGCTTCTAAGAGCCGCTTCCGCTCGCGTTCAATCTCACGATTAACTGCTTCATATTCAAGCATAAGGCCATCTTGTCCGTAGAGCTGTTGATAGAGTTCCGGGTACAAGAGCTGCATATCTGTTTTGCTAATCTTGTCAAAGCCACCTGTAGCTTTCGGATTCTTCAGGCCCTTATACATCTCAGCAAGAGCCACCTTACGGATGTCCTTGTAGAGAGGTATGAGTCCCATCTGACCAAGTACCTCGAGAGGGATACGAATTGCCTTCTCTTTCTCCGCACGAGAAATCGCATCAGCTTCCTTCTTCTCTGGAGCCGTCATCTTTTCAATGGCGAATATCGAAGTGCGCACAGCCGGAGCAATTGGACCAAGCATATTTATCAAGAAGTCCTGAATGTTTACCCCTTTGTTTCCACGTTCCTCTACAGGAATCTGTGAGAACATAATTTGGTCTTGATATGGGTCGTACTCTCCGTCACGAAGGAAGTCAAGATACTCTTTGTTCACTCGCTCTACGCCGTACGATACAGGTACCTTGATGATGTTTCCAAAGTCACGACCAAGCAACAGCGAGCTAACGGCAGAGATTGTTCCCTGAGACAAGCGCTGGAACAACGTCTTGTCGTCCTCTTCCTCAGCATCGCTGAACATACTTATCATCAGTTCATTGAGGATTGGGATGAGCATAGAGTACATTACCATGCGCGTCGTAACACCTGCGAGCAGGGCTACACCCTGCTTGCGAGACACTGAACCGTTGCCCATAGCTGCATAGATTCCAGTGCGGGCAGTAACGTATTCATAAATCAAGAACCGAGTCATGAAGCTGTTGAATCGGTTGAAGTACTGAACGTATGCCTTCTGGTTTTTCGCTGGAACACCTTTTAGGATTCCGGTGAATGCGTTATCAGAAGCACCAGCAAAGATTGACTTCTCGTCGGCTGCCTTGGTAGCAGCCTCAATGGCTGCTTTGTTGTCGTTCATGTACTGCTCATCGTTCTGAGCAATAAGATTGAGGTCAGGCTCTACCCCACCGGAGGCCTTTTTAAACTCATTGACAAACGAACCAAACCAAAGAGGTCGCATAACGAGCTTATCAGGCGTAGATATGAGGGCATCAGAGGCAACAGCAACAGCATTAACGTATTTTCTAACCTTAAATACGTTGTACATCTTCTGGATTCTGTTCGCTACATCAGACTTTGAGCGGCTACCTTTTGCTCCGGCAGCCTGGTTCATGATTGACGTGTCAATCAATCGACCACTGAGGCTGTCGTTGGGGTATAGTCTGGTTGTCTGCTTACTTCCAACAGCGTTCATAATGTTAGCTCCATCAGCCGATAGCACTACATCACGCATAGCCATGCCAGTAGCCATGTCCTGCGGGGCCACAATAGCAGCAAATCCAAGGTTGGAAATAAGTTCACCAACGAAGCGCGGAAAGCTTGCCAAAATTGCACGGTATCCCTGACGAGAGGCAAAGTCAGCGACCTCATCAGCAAACGAGCTTGATGTGAAGTTCTTTCCAAGGAGGTTATCTATTGACTCCTCAAAAACGCCTTCGATTGCATTAAGCATCTCCTTCTTTTCCTTTGAAGCGCCATCCTCTTTGAGCATCTTTCCAGTCTCATTGAACATCTTACGCGCGGTACGGACAGGCTCAGTGAGGTAGTAGTCCATCAGGACATAGTTTGCTCCGCGAGCCGTAGACGAGAACACGTCAAAGTTTATTGGCGATACTGTTCCAGTTCGCTCAATCAACGACTTAGCACGTGTAGAAGGACGAAGTGAATTGTTGTAGTCATTGATGAACATATCACCCATCAGTGCCTCTTCTGCACGATGCTCGTGAAGCACGTTTAGGTGAACGTAGTTCTCCAAAGGAGTAATCTTATCACCGCGGATTACGACAGCCGTGTGTACAGCCTTGTCGCGAAGCTCAGTGTTTATCTTTTGAATCTCCTCAATAGCAGCCTTTTCCGCAGGATTGAATGAAGCGTACAGTGCTTCCATGTCGATGTTACCATCCTTAGCGTATTTGTCTAATATGCTCTGAAGCTTCTCGGCATCTTTGTCTCCATAGATGGAACGACCTGATTCAATCTGGTCTATGGTAGCTTGCAGGTAAGCAATAGCAGGATTTACTTGATTGCTTTCTGGATTAGACAAGAACTCAAGCTCACGCAAGTAAGTCATCATCTTAAAGCGAGAGAGAGTAGTAGCATCTCCGTCATAATCAAATGACGCAAATACTTTTTCCTCTGCGTCATTCAGTCGGTTACGAATGCTGTTGGATGCGTATTCAAACTTAGACTGCGCACGAGACACTGCGCCAAAGACGGAATTGAAGATGTCCTTGCTCTTGAAGTTGCCAAACAACTGGTCAATGTAGAACAGTGGGTTACGGCGAATCATCTCAGCAATAGGCTTCTTACCTGTAAACAAAGACTTGACCTTGCCAATCGCTCCACTTACGGTGAGAGGCTTAGCAGATTCAATGGCTCCTGCAAGAGTGTCTGCGTCATTGAGCGCTGTAAGGCGCTCAACCATTAGCTGTGCGTAGTGAGGCAAGTATCCGTTGTTGATGTTGTCAATCACACGGACAAGGTTGTTGAGCTGGTCGTTGTCAAGAGACTCAACAGCATCAGTCTTGATTAGGTCTGCGAGCTTTTGAGCAAGCTCGCGCTCATCCTTACTTGGGAGCTCACTGGCATTGACATCTGACTCAGAGATGATTTCCATCAGCAGCTCACGCTCCTCTTGAATCTCTGCTTCAGAACGCTCGGTCTTCTCAGCACGAGGAAGAACTGAAGAGCGGAAGTCACGAAGAATCTGACCTTGGTCGTCGGTAACAGCTCCTTCCCTCACCATCTTGTTAACGGTGGCGGCATAGTCAATCTTTCCTTCTTTGGTCAGGACCTTTCCAGCGTATGCGTTAAACGCTTCAGCTAACGACGGAACCATTGAAAGCTCAAAGTCAACAGCGTCAATTACTGACTTGGCCTTTTCACGAAGAGATTGAATCTCCGGAAGTTCCAGTACAGCCTTTCGCTTTGACATTACGTCAACAAGTTCACGATAGGTATCAAACACTGCATCAGGGATGGAGTCCGGCTTGATGCTGAAGATTCGGAGCAACGGCTGAACAAGACCCTCAGAGATGCCAAGCTTGGTCTGTGAATTCTTCTTGGCTTTCTTGGCGTTGCTCTCAAGATTTCGTACAATGTCATCGTATTCAGCGTTCTGGAAGACCTTGGTCGCGTAGTTTACAAATCGGTCTATTGACGCATCGTCAAGAGGATTCACGCGAGAGAAGCGCTTAACGAGTGCACCTGCTTGCTTGACGGTAATCTGTCCCTTGGTGATAAGGTCTTTCAGCGAATCAGAAACCTGCTTGCTTGCGTTTGAGATTGCGGTCTTTGCTTCTTTGGCACCACGAGCTGCGCTGCGAATCTGATTCTTCAACAGCTCTGATTCAGCCATCGTGATTTTGTTGATGTCCTTAACGGCACCAAACAAACGACCAACAGAAGGAGCTGACTTCTCGCGCTTGCCAAACATCTTGTTGACCATGCGCACCAGTGATTCACGCTGCACATCTGTTGCGTCCTCGTAGGCCTTAGAGCCTACGACGTAGTTCATGGCGTTCTCAAAAATCTTTGCGCGTGATGCTCTTCGCTGTTCGGACTTCTTAACTACTCCATCAAGCTCAGTCATCATGCGGTCAAAACCCGGCAGGTCTTGCTCGTTTAACTCTTGGGTAGCAGGAGCGGCCTCCTCAGGGGCCGCCTCCGCTACGACTTCTTCTGCGGCTTGACCTTCTTCGGCAGGGCCTTGAGGTTCTGCTTGGGGTTCTCCTTGCGCCACTTCTTCGCCAACTGTGGCTCCTGGCTGAACAGGTACTTCACCTGCTGCTTGCTCTTGAACGGCATCTGTTTCGGTTTTAGGTGTTACTTGATTTTCTAGCGCTGCAATCTTTTCAATGATTGCAGCGCGCTGTTCGGTTAGCGATTTTCGCACAGACTCAACGGGCATATTATCAAGCGCCCGTGTGACTTTAACGAACTCTTTGTTCAAGTCGCTGAGTTCAGCCTGCTGCTCCTCGGTTAGTGAATTTGCAAAATCTGCAAACTCTTTGAATATCTGATTCTTCTCTGTGCGGCGCTTATTGAGTTCATCAAGGAGAATGTCTTTAGTATCTTGGTCTTCAGTGGTTTCAATCTGAGCCTCAATGTCCTTGATTTCCTTGTTGATTTCAGCTTTACGAGCTAAGTCTTTAGTCTTAGCTGCCGCACCAATTTCTACGATACCGCCAGGTATTTCAGCAATACCTTCGGTAAGAATTGCCGCTGGAGATGTAATCTTTCCAGATTCAATAAGCTGAGCTCCAGCCTCTCCAGTCATACCTGCGGCGGCTTGAGCAGCAAGTTCTTTTACGGGGCCACCCATTCCTCCGGCAGCCATAGCGCTGACAACATCAAGAGCAGCAACAAAATTAGAAGGGGCCTGAATTTCTTTAGCCACGGCATCCATAAGCTCCTTATTCTGGAATGCTGTACGAAGCTGTTTGGCATCTGTAACATCTACACCCTTCTCTTCAAGCTTGTCAAGCGTACGAGATGACATCTCTGCGGCAAGGCTGTTACGCCCAGCAAGGTATCCACGTGCGCCAGCTCCGGCAGTAAATGCACCAAGGCCAGCGACAAGAGGAATCTCTTCCGCCTGCAGAGAACCAAGTCCTCCTGCAACTCGTGTTGCTGAGTTAGTAAGTACCTCGGCGAGATAGGTGGCTGGATTGGTAGACATTAAGTCAAAGAAATCGCCAAAGCCTTGTCCCTTCATCTGAGTGGACAACAGCTTGCTTGATTCTTCGTTTTGTTTTTTTCTAAGTGCAGCAACTCTCTCAAAATCAGGAACATTGTCTGAAAGATTGTTGAGTATTTGTGCTTCAAGCGCGCCTACGTTGTAAGCTGTTGCCGTATTCTCGGCAAACTTTTGAGCATCCTGAATAGCCTCTCCAGTAGTCTTTAGTGGGTTCTGCCCAATGACCTTGGTAATGACACCGCCGGTAACACCAATAGCAGCAGCGAGCTTTTTCTTTGTTGCCTCGTCAATGGTTGCATCTACGTTGCCCAAGATGTCAGATAGACGCATATCGGGCACAGGAGCCTCATCCGAGCTCTTGAACTCAGTAGGACCCCACTCCACGATGGCTGGCTTGCCATCGGGAGTAGTTATGGTTACCTTCTTTTTAGGCTGAGTTTCGGGAGATACCGAAGAACCAGCCTTTGTAGCTGATTCCATACCTGCCTCCACCTCGGTGGATTCGGAAGGTTCTTTTTTTTTTACGGAATACTTCTGCTTGAAGTCATTTACAACAAACTGAATGTTGGCATCCGACTCTTTGTTGGCAACCATCTTGCTAACAATGTCGTCAAGCCTTCCTCGGTCTTGCTCAGACAAAATGAGTTCGTCTTCCATTAGTAATTATATTTTTTCCGTAGTTCTTCAGCTGAGGCACCCCCACCTTCCTGTGGAACGATTCCAGAACTATACAACCTGTTCAAGTACATCAATTTGTCTCCCTCGTTTTCACCGGGAAGATTGTTGATTATCGCCTGAGAAATCTGTGCTTTGAAAGCGTCAGCAGACTGTCCATCAAAGGTCTCCGGCAAGTCAATAGTTACTTCTTTACCATCTGGAGACTTGATTTTTATTTGCTCTGCAAAGAACCCAGCATCATCAACTTCAAAGCCAATCTTACTTAACGCAGCGCCTATGTTTTTAGCAGTCTTAACGTCGTCTGCATCAAACATATCGCTGGTGATTTCATTGTCAAGGAATGACATAATCGGAGCATAGATGTTTCGAGTTGCCGCAGGGGTCTGTGCATCTTTGTCCATCTGTGAACGGAGACGAATCTCACGCTCGCTTTGACGGCCTTGGATGCCAACCTTCGCTGCGTAGTCGCGCAGCTCAGCAGCACGCTTCTCGGCAGCAGTCTCAACATCTTTAGCAAGCTCACCCAATAGGCGCTCCTCTACTTCTGCCATGTGCTCCTCTTGGTAGCGAAGCAGGTCATCCTTGGTCAATGAATCAAGAGCGTACACATCGTCTACTGAGCCAGTCAAGCGTCCAAGCTTGGCTAGGCGGTCAGCAGCAATGTTGCGAATCTCCTCATCGGTAAGGCCAATGTACTGAGCGGCAACAGCTTCCTTAACGGCATTGCTGTTGATGCTTCCGTCTTTGTTGCGGAAGTTGTCAAGAGCGTCAAAGTTCTTGGCGTTCTCGTAAACGCTAAAGGCCATCTCCTTCGGAGACATCTTTTTCGGCGTGTACTTCGAGTACTGAGAAAGGCTGGGAAGCGACATATTCATGAACGCCTCTGCTGTCGGGGTAACCGTGCGGTATGTTTCAAGCTCCTTCAGCACGTCAAGATTGTAGCGCTCTGGGTTTGCCAGAACCTCTGCTTCGCGCTCATCAAGAGCGCGAGTAAAGTCAACTCCGTATGACGCGAAGTCAGCGTAGTCTTGATACTGCTGCTGAAGCTTCTTGCGTCCATCCAATGACATATCTCCTTCTTCCAACAGCGCCTCGATAGAATCCCAACGCTTTTGAATCTCAGGCTTGAGTCCGTCGGTCAAAGGACCACGGACTCTTTTGAACTGGCTTAGGTATTCCAGCTTGCGGTTTTCAGCTTCCTCACGACGGGACTTGGCTGCCTCATACTGGGCGCCAAGGTCAATCATTGGAATCTGACCAACTGGTATGTAGTCTGCGTTACGCATTATTTGAATTGGCGTTTACTTAGCAAGTCACGGACAAACTTATGAAGAGCAGAGTTTCCGTTCTTCGAAAGATTGCGCATCGTTTCAGACTGCTTAGGGTTAAAGATATATTCGCCGCCAGTCATTTCTGCAATCTTCTTTCCGTCTTTCATAACGTCAATAGGATTGGTCTTATGAGAGAATGCACCAGGTGTCTTTACAGCCTTACCGCCTTGAGCCATACCTTGTGGCTTTACATCCACTTCTTCCATTTCGATTCCCTCACCTACGAAGTTTTCATTGGATGGAGTTCCAATCTTAACCTTTGGACGGGCAAGCGGAGTTGATAATGCACCACGAATCTCTTGCATCTGTCCGGCAGCAAACTCACCCATCTTAGATGTTCCGGGAGCTTGAGACGTGATAGCATCAGGAGATGTTTTGTCTTTCTTTCCCATCTTGGGAAGACCACCAAGGGTCTGAGCAAGACCACCGGCAGCAAGTCCAAGACCTTGAACCATGTTCTGTGTTGCCGCATCAGCAGCGGCCTGTAAGCCACTGCGCTGCTCTGAAAGGCGAGCACGACGCATATTGATTAGGTCGGAGTCTTCTTGCTGGCTCATCTGTGCACCGTAGGCACCGAACTGCTGCAGAGCACGATTCGTTGCCTCTTCTTGAGCGCGAGCAGCAGAAGGTGAAATAGCCTGAACAGCACGTGAGCCGCCGGCCTCTTGGGCCGCGGCAAGCGTAGACGCAGTAGAACGAGCAGCCTGGTCTAACGCAGCCTGCGAATCGGTCTCTTGACGAGCAACACGACGGCGAGCAGCGAGGGACATGATGTTTCCTTCTTCGGCTTGGTCGAGCTGTGCTGCCTGACGTAGTGCCTTCTGGCGCTGAGCGTAAGAAGCTCCAGCAGTGGCAAGACCATAGCCAAGATTCAACAGACCTCCTACAACAAATTTCTTGGGTTGAGCCATATTACAAAAATAAGGTTTTTTACTGACCTTGCTGGTTATGTAGGTTAGACTTTGTGTATATCAAGTTAATCGCGTACAACTCGTGTGGAGTAGTTAGCGAATTCGTAAGCGTAGCCTGCATATAGTAGTCACGCATCTGGTCGCCTTCAATGGATGGAGTAGCCACAAGGATTACTACATCGTTCTGTACCAGACCTAAAGCCGTTGCGTTGCAGGTGATTTGCTTCTCACCACTCTTGCTGTCCGCGCGGTAGCCGAGAGGCTCCAGGCGGCTAGAAACAGAGTTCAACTTGTACAGCGCAGTGGTGCTACCAACTGGGAACGGAATGTTGTTGATTGCGTTCTTGAAGTTGATGACGCTACCAGAGGCGGAGTTAACTACACCCAAAGAGAAGAACTGCGAGGTTCCATCTACCGAGGTGATGTTAGCTGTTGAAGTGGTAGAGATGGTCCCCATCGTTGAATCCTGATGGATTGGCGCGTAGTAGAAGCCTTCCTTGTCTTGCCAGATGCTGCTTGCGATTGCTGAGTTCTGCGTTGAGTTATTCAGCGTACAAGACCAAGCATTGCTGTTTCCTTCGAGGCTAATGGCCTCGTAGACCTTTACCATTGAAGGATTGAAGTTTGAAATCACTTCAACGATGCTTGGAGCAGCAACGCCATAAAATGTATTACGAGCAACAGTAGGATTATGTTCGTAAATAATTCCGTTCTTGAAGGTGTAGACCGCATCAGAGAGCGAAACAATTTGCTCAGGTATGTACGAATACCTCGTGCTCCAGTAGTTTCCACGAATGTCGTAAGCTATAGTGAATGCAGGTAGTGTCTCAACAGTATTGGTAATCGTTCCCGTTGACTCAGCAGAATTGGTCAGCGTTAGCTGCGTAGTCTGCTGGCTAAAGGTCGACAGCATAAACGCATCAAACGAAGAGCTGGTAACCGCAACTGGAATAGCACTCGTGAGTGCTCCATCTTGATATGCTGGAGAGTAGCTCTCCGCAAGTGCAATGATGGGCTGATTGGTTAGCTGGTCTGTAATAATCAGACCAGCACCAGATGTTCCAAAGGTGTCTTGGTTGATGTCAAAGTCACGAGGGTCTGACTCAAAGTTGAACGTCAGGCTGTCGTCGTAAACTGGGACAGCATTGATTAACGATGAGGCGCTGTTAGTAGAACCGAATCCATTGACAGTATTTCCGGTTAGGTCATCTTCAACGGTAATCTCGGAAGTGTAAAGCGCTGCAGCACTGATGATGTACTCGGTGTTCTCCTTGTCCACACCGCCGATGTAACGGCGGTTTGTGGCCGTGGTTACCGTAGAGTACAGATTGTCCTCAAAGAACGCATCAACAAGCTGTTCGCTGATTACCTCAATTCCGCTCTCAAATCCGATACGGCACACCTTTGCAGCGATAGCGTCAATGAAGAACACGTAGCCACGATAAGAGGCAACAGATTCAGGATTGTTGTTGATTCCAAATTCACCAGTGTAGTATTTCACTGGGCCGAGAATCAAGTTAGAGGCGACAAGCGATTCTCCGGTATCTGCGGTGATGATGTTGCGACCAACAGGAATGATGCCAGCACGTCGCTCGTGCAATACGTACATCATCTCATTGTACGGAACAAGACTACGGATGGAACCGTAGTCGTAGGCCAAGTCCTTGTAGTTAATCTTCGTTAGGTTGAACGAAGAAAGGCCAAGGGTGGTGTTCTCGTTGTTGAATGGGTCAGACCACGTGAGTGAGCCAATGCGCTTGTAAGTCTTCGCATCTGGAAGATACGGGAATGAACGGCCAAGTGATTGGAAGTCAGACTCGTAGAAGTCACTAACCCGTGGGTCCTCGATGAAGTCAACGATGTTGTTCTGAGCAAAGGCAATGCGCGTATTGCTGATGATGTTCTGGTTTGCAGCACCTGCTCCTGTGAGCAAGGTGCGCAAACGGAAGTACGAGTCTCCCGCGCTGAGCATCACAATAGAATCTGGGTTGGCTACGTCAAACGTAGCCGTGTACGGCGTAACGAATGTATTAGCTGTTGTGCCGTAGAACAGATAGTTAAATCCGGTCTCTGCGGTACTTGGCGTTACGTTGCCTACGATGATTTGATTCCCAAAGTCATCCTCAATGATGTCACCCTTGTAGAATTGGTTGACCGAGTAGGCCGTTACTGTATTTGCGCTCTGAGCAGTAACCTTTACCGAGCTTGAGCCTGTTACACGCTCAGAAGCGTGAACACCGCTCGTGATGGGAAGGCTAGTTCCAATCTCGTAGTATAGCTTGCTGTCAAAGGCCTTATTCTCTCGGAATATCTCAATAACGCAATCGTCGTTCCAATTGCTGTTGTTGTTAAGGATACTCTTCGCATTGAAGCCAGTAGCTCCTTCGTTTTCCTCAATGACCAAGAACGTACCCGTGGTGTTTTGGATAGAAGCCTTAGAGCTTCTATCTAACAGCGGGTTGATGGCCAGGTCGTCAATCAGGTTGACGGTCTTAACGACTTTGAATACGTACTGAACCTTTTGGTTGTTTCCGTAACGGACGATGCGCACCTTATCACCAATGGCAAAGCCGTATTCAATCATGGCACCAAACTGGTTGGTGTACGAGTTCTCCTTGCCTTGCAGGGTATTTAACGCCAGATAGATGCTCTGGTTTGCACCAAATGAACCCTGATTGGATTGGTCGTTGAATGCGAGGTATGCACCACCTACGCTGTACTGAACCTTGTTAACCACAGAGCCAACTCCAGCGTATACCGGAGAGTATCTCTTTGCCCATACGGGTGGCTTGTGCTTGATTCGCATAACGATGTTTGCGAATCCGTCAAGGTTGTTCTGTGTGGCGCGGTTATTGGTGTGCAGGATTTCTGCTGTTCCTACTCGCTGAACGCCACCTGCACGACCACGGTCATCGAAGTACACGATGCCAAGCTGGTGAGCTGAGCCCGACTTGAAGCAGCGCTGGCCGTCCATCTTATCACGGGGGATAAGGAAGCAACCACCCGACGTAACAGATGCATTGGTGCGTAGCACTTGACCGTCGCGAGTTTCACCCTGAGCATATCCAGGACCGAGCTTTACCTCTTGACCACGACCATTACTTACGTATTGGTTGATGATAATCCGGTTGTTCTGGTCCTTTGAGTTTGATGGACCCTCGATGAAGTCAAACTGAGCTGTTGGAGAATCTGGGTCAATAACATCCGTTTGCTTTTGACCAAAGACAAACTTGTCAATGGAAATAGTAAGGGTATCAATTAGGACCTTATAGGTCTTTAACGTAGAAGTAGAACCCTCAGATACAGGCCAGATATAGGCATATCCCTTTCCCTTGAATGCTGCAGATTCAACAGTTCCAGCAGTAGCATCAGACGTGGTAAACGTACTGAATCCACCGTTTCCAGGCTGAGGATTAGCTAAGATTGGATAGCGACCCAATATCTGTCCTTCGATGATTTGTATTACGCGAAGTCGAGTAGTCCCAGCTGGAATGTCAATACGCTTACGCACTTGAATTCCGCTGGTAAGCAATTTGATTCCATTGCGTATAGCCTCAATGGGTACTTCACGGTCTTCTGTCTCGCTCGTTCCTTTTTGCTTGATGAAACGGATAGTTGGCGGACAGTTGAGTGGTCCATCGGCATTTGGGCCGGGCTCTCCTTGGTTTGGCGCCGGTATTCTAATACCAGAGATGGCTGAAGCCTTTTCTGCCGCAGACATAGTTGAAAACAAACCAACGCCACCTGGCTTAACAGAAATGTCGTTTGCGCTCGGAGCCCCACCCTGCATCCAGAAGTTGTAGTTGTCGTTGTCTCCAAGCCTATTCTTTAGGACAACAAATCCGTCGTCCCAAGAAAAGGACAAGAATACCGAAGAGTCTTCCGTTACAACAGCAGGAATGTTTGCGTAGTTGATTGAGAAGTATCTGTTCTGCTCAGTAGGGTCATCAAACGCAGAAGCTGGATTTGAAACGAACTGAACATCTATGTCGATGGGCGTGGTCTTCTCGTTGTAGTTCGGAGTGACGCTCGTGCCCTCAACAGATAGGTTCGGGTAGCCCTCGGTGTAGCCGCCATAAAAGAGGCGGCTACTGCATATAGCCTGAGAGTCAGCAACCTGTGGTACGTTGTCGTAACGCTTGTCCTGCACCTCCGCTGCCAAAGGAATGAAGCTCTGGTCATCGCGGAAGTTCACTACCTGCGTTCCACCAGAAGGGTTATTCAACAGCGTAGCAATCAAGAAGAAAGGCGCATCGCGGTCTCCACGACGAGCATATACCTTGATTTTGCTAACGTCGCCCTTGTTGTTGGCTACCGTTACGTTAATCTGGTTGAAGAAGTTCTTCTGTCCGGTATTGATGAATCCGTCTTTCAACTGCGATGCCGATACCGCCAAACGAGAGTATGGGCTTAGAGCGCTCTGCTCACCGTCGATGTACTCATACTGGTATGCAAACTGAAAGTTCTTCTCGAACATTTCGTTCTGCGGGTACGATGGGTTGTTTACGAACGTGATTGTGGGCGGCGCCAAAGGTGGCTGCTTAGCCACCGTGATGTACAACAGCTTCTCCTCACTAGTTCCATTAAGGAACGTAGAAGGGTATCCTCCATTGCCCGTAAGGCTCTGCTCTGCCTTGGTGGCATTTATCTTCTTCGGAGCGCTAAGGCCGTCGTTGAGGTAGAGAAGGATGTCCGTGTTGGAGTTGCGCACGATAGACATCTGCACAAACGAGTCCAATGAAAACTGCAGTACTGAGCTTTGGTATACCTTGTATGCCTTCTTTCCGTTGGCATCGTAGCGCACAATCAAGTGGTTTCCACCGCTGTTGTACACAGCGAAGTAAATCTGATTGGTGGTGTCGTCAGCAACAGAGCCGAGAGCCTTGTTGGTTCCCGCTGGCATGGAGCCGTTCTCAAGCGTGCTAGACCTCGCTACGTTTCCATAAGCATTTTTGATTACAAGCGCATCACGTTCAACGTCGACAGAGATGCGCAAGTTCTGCGCATCCGTCATTTCTACGCTCTTAACGAGACGCTCATCGTCATCAGTGTTGAGATAGCGCGGTATGAGCTTATCAATAGACGGCATAGATTATGCTTTAGGACTAAGACGGTAGTTGCGGCGGATGATTTGCAGAGCATCATCCTTGCTGAATGACTTCAGGCGGGCGTTAGCCAGGCGAAGCTGATTGTAGTATTCTGCGCGAGCACGTTGCTTCTCGCCCATCGGTACGCTGGATTTACGCTCCAGCGTCTTCCAGTACATATAGGCTCGAAGTGCTTCCTCAGCAGCAGTAGGAACAGAAGGATTATCGGACTTGGCCTCGTCGGAGATGTACTCGATTACGACCTGCGTGGTGTCGGACAGCATTGAAATCTCAATGCGGTTCTCAGCCCAGTTCATGCGGTACTCACCAGCGCCCTGACCGCCGCCCATCCCGTAGAGACGACCAACGGTGTTTTCAAATATGAAGTTGCGGAACACGTACGAGTCAAAGCCCAACAGATAGTCGGGGACATCTTCAGCAGGCTGATTCTTTAGCAGGTTCATGTTCTTGTTCTCCGCGAATACGTAGACAAGACCATCGCTACCAAGCTGTCCGATTTTTGTAAGGGCCAACAAATCACATGGGATTTCTACGTATCCATACTGCTCGTTTACATCAAGCAGCGTGCTCTTGATGTTTGCAGCGATGTCCATGCCAAACTCGCGGATTCCGCGAAGGGCATACTGGCGCAACTGATAGTCAGATACATTGGACGCATAGTCGTCCTCCTGCATTGCAATGATGTAGTCATTGACTACCTGGTCAACTGGAATGTATGCGTTAGCCATTATTGAGCTTCGTCTTTGGTGGTTTCACTTGCTCCGTAGTTGTACACATCGCTGTCGCGGAGATTGACGCCTACAAGCGTCAAAATCTCCGTTACCAATTCGGTGAAGTACTGCTCAGGCATCTCAAAGTCAACGCTGTTGGCTGCAGAGTACAGCTCAACACCGGGAACTACCGAGGTATATCCGTATGTTGGAGCAGAGGCGGTCTTCGCTCCAGTAGTTGGAACGATTCCCTGCGGAAGCTTGTAGTAGCGCAGTACAACAGACGTGATGCTGGTATTCGTATTTGGGAACACCTCAATCTGGTTTCCAATCAAAGCAACGGGGGCAGAGCTCGTGGGACGAGACAGGTCGCTCGTTAAGATTCTGTCCATGTGCTCGGTATTGTACACAATCTGTACCTGGTACTGCTGGTAGTTTCCTAGCACGTACTTACCCGGAGTTGTGATTGCGATAACACGAGCAAAGTCAGACGGCTTATCTGCTACTCCAGCAACAAGATTCAGCGTTGCTTTCTTGGAAAACGTTGAGAGGTCTTCCTCTATTTTCTTTGCCTTAGCGAACTGTCGCTGGGCATCTGCGCCACTGCGGCGCATACGTACAGAAAGGCCCATCTCGTCAAATAAACGGTTGAAAACGTTCATCTGAGCGATGCCTGCGAACTCGTTAAAGATGGCCGGCGTGATGAATCCACGCTGGTCTTTGTTCGCTATGTCCTTTACTGCACGGTATACTCTTTCTACACTTGCCATAGTCTTTGGCTTTGAAGCAAATATACAAAAAGAAAAAGGGGGCCTAAGCCCCCAATTTTGTCAGACCAGAGATACCAACCAGATTGGTCTGACGCTTGATGTGTAGAGCAAATCTACGACAACTTTTCCAAACGAGAAACAATTTCCTCATATACAGATGCTCCCTTCTCAGTGAGGCAGAAACGAACCATGATGTCCGTCGGGTCCTGACCGGCAGGAACAGACAGAATCAGGCGACCGCTATCAAACCAGAACACTCCATCGGGACGCAGCGAAATGATTTGGAAATCATTGGCTTGGATAACGGCAGAACGGCACTTGACACGTGGGTCGTCAAACATCTTAATGAAGGCCTCTGGATTCGCCTTAGCTTCTGTGAGAAGCTCGCGGCGAATTTCAATAGTCTTCTGTTGGATGTTGATGCCAAGAGCTACGGCAACAGCAAGTAGCTCGTCGAGCTCCTTGTTGCGCACAAGAGCAACTGCATCGTGCAGCAAGAACTCACGGTCAACCTGTAATTGTACGTCACGGCTGCGCTCAACGAGGATGAACAGCTCCCCACCGTTAGCACGGTTCTGTGGGTGCAGGTCAAGGAATGCAGCGAGGTTAGGTTTGTCTTCCGGAACAATCAACATTCCATTACGGAATAGGATGTGCTCACGGCGAGCGTTGTGGCTCTGTTCGTCAGTGTATACGCTGGGCTCGTTAGGGCAGTAACGGATACCGCGAACCTGTCTGGTTTCCTTGTCGTATACAGTGGCTTCAGAACGGATTTTGCAAACGATACCGCCGCCGTAAGGAATCTCATAGATTTTCTGTAGGCTCGGTGCTTGCTCCCGCTTGATAACGGGCACTCCACGCTTAGCTGTTGGAGCTGGTGCGTCAATGACGCGGGGACCTCGCTTGGAGGTGGTAGGGGCTTGTTCAGTAGTCATAACTAAATGAAATTAAGAGAGTAAAAAAAAGGAGGGGGCCGAAACCCCCTCCCGATTTCCAGGTTTAACCTTTGATAAGGATATGCTGGTTGGCGGCGCGGGTAATCAGGGCGCACTCCGAACGGTAGTTGAACTGCAGTGAGTCCTCGTTCGTGTTAGCAACACCCAAGATAGAACCGGTCATCCAGTGCTCCATTTCGCGGCTGTAACCATTCGTGTCCTTGTAGTTAAGCTCCAAGGCAGCGGCACGGGTGCCAGTCTTGGGGTCAACAACAGTGGTCATAGGAATCATTACGCCGAGGTACTTCGAACCAGACAGCAAGGTCGGGTCGTTGAGAAGCTTCCAAGAGTGCTTGTGGAACGTGTAAGAACCACGAGAGAACGACTTGAAGCCCAGCATTGCAGCTTCGTTCACCTTACCACCGAATGCGTTAACACCGATAGTAGCGCTTCCGAATCCAGCAGCACCGTTCAACGAAGCAACCATGTCGTCGATGTACAGGTCTTGAGCCGTGTTGACGTACATAGCGTACTCAGGAGCAGCGCCTTGCTTGTCAAGTTCAGCAACCAAGATGTCCATCTCAGTGAGGGTGTCGATGTATCCAGACTGTACGATACCGCGGTTCTCGATGGCAGAGAAGTAACCTTCGCCAGCCGTAGGAAGACCTCCGATGTTCGTAGTAGTGATGGTAGAAGTTGAAGGGATTCCAACTCCGAGCAACAACATCATTTCGCGCTTGTCGAGGAAGCGAGCACGGGTATCCATTTCGCCCTTAACGTACCAGCGGTAGTCGCCGTTGCCGACGTTAACCCAGCCGATGTTCGTTGCTTGCGAACCGGTAACCTTGAATACTTCCTTGATGATGCTGTAAGCGTTAGTACGCTTGATAACGTTAGACTCCAGGTAGCCTTGGTTCTGGTCAGAACCTTGAGCAAATAGGTTACCGATAACCGGAAGGTTAACAGAAGCCGTGCTTACAGAAGCAGTCAAACCAGCGCTAGAAAGCGATTGGAACGTGTAGTTAGCAGTAGCGGTGTTAGAAACTTCACCGGTCGGGCTAATAGCCGTAACGATGAAACGGTCTTGACCACCAACGAGAACTACGTCATTCAAACGAAGAACAGAAGCATCGCTGCTTGCCTTCTGGCCTACGAACGTAGTAGCAGCAGCAGCGGCAGAAGCCGTAGGAGCTACAGACGCGTAAGCGTGCAGGCGAGTTTCTTCCCAGTACTGAACCTCATCGGCGGTACCGTTTCCGCGTACGGCGCCGGTAAGGTTTAGAAACCCCGTAAGACCACCGCTGATTTGCTGGTAACCGTAGGTTTTAACCAGTTGGTCGCGGTTGTCGGGAGCGTTTACTTCGTCGATAAAGTCAGCAAGTGAGCTGTACTTCGTCGGGTCAAGCCGGCGAAATACTGCCGACTTGCTATCATTATACACGGGAGGTGCACTAGTAGTTGCCATCTCTTATGTTAGATTTTAAAGGTTAAGGTTTGTTGCCGTCCGAGCGCGTCTAGGACTTGCTCGGCTAAGGCGCTTTTTTGGTTTTGTACAGGGGCGACTGGGGTCGATGCGTCCACGTTAGCAGCACGTTCAACGATTGCTCGCTGTCCGTCGCTAAGGCCCTGTTGGTATATATTCTGCAAGATGTTCGGAAGGTTATCCGTTACCGTGCGGTGCATATTCCAAAGGTCATGGTCCCAGTTTCCTTGGTCGTCAATGTACTTATCGAAGTACGTGTCTATGTTCGCGTTCTCTCTGAACAATTCGTTTCGGTATGATTCCGGTACACCAAAGTTGAACTCTTTTCCATTGGGTAAGTCGAACGAAATCTGTCCGAGCTCACCTAGAGACTGGTGCATTCCCCGAAACCACGCTTCGTCGAAAGGACTTTCAAACTCTTGCGTAGACTGTGCTTCATACTCAGGCAAACCGAACTGCTCACGGAGCTGTTCCATTTGCGTACGAGCTTTTGTAGCGTCAAGCTTTAGCTGCAGGTTACCGAGGCGAATTTCATCTTCGCTGTAAACCGAGTCGTCCATCTTGTATTTGCTGGACAACAGCAGGTTCACCTCTTCACTGGACAGATTGGGATATTCACTAGCAAGGTTGATTCGTACCGCGGTCAAATCATCCATTTCGGATGGGTCTAGAGCCTGATAACGAAACCAATCTTCCGGAGAACGACCAGTCTGGGCAACGAAGTCTGCGATAACTTGAATGCGAGGGTCAAGTTGAGCATACATATCGGAGAACTCCTCATCGCTCATTTCCGAATAATCGTCAGCAGGCGTTTCGCCAAAGACTTCATCCGGGAACGGCATGAATTGTTCCCCGCTTAGGGGTTCTGTCAAAGAACTCGGCTCACTTTCCAGTTGCCCCTGAGCTTGTGGCTCAGGTGCTCCTGCAGGCTGAGTCGATTCCTGCGCTTGCGGAGCTGCTTCGGTTTGCACCGGAGCGGGCTCCGTAAATTGTTCAGCGGCCTCATTCATCAGGGCTGCGGGCGGAGTGTCCGACACCGAAAATCCTGCGCTCGTGAGAGCCTGCTCCATTTGTGATTCAACTGAGTTCATATAAATTCGTTTAATGGTTTATGCAAATGTATAGATGTGAACACCTTACATTTTGCGTGAGTGTAAATATCTTAAGAACGAAACTTTTTGACCTTCTTAGCAACAGATTTTGGCTGAGCAACAAACTGCTTTCCTTTAGCTGTTCCTTCTCTCTTGGCACGAGTCGTTGCTGCGTATTCCGCTGAGGACAGGGACTTTATGGCTTTCTCCGGGAGATAGCGCTCTCCAGTTTCAGAAGAAGGCTTACCGCTTTTTGTACGCCAGTTCTGCTGGGTCCACTTTGAGAGAGAAGTCGAGCGCTTGGGTCCCGCGTAAGAGCCTCCTGCTTTCTTGTATAACGAAACGGCTAATTGGGCCTTCCTCGCACTCCACTCCCCAGCGTCCCCACCCTTGGTGCCAGACTTCACTTGGGACACTATTCGTTTCCAAAGAGCCGGGTTCTTTTTGGTAGCTGTTGCCATTAGATTCCACGTGTATATTTCTGCGATTTAGGCGGCATCTTCTTGTCGCCACTTGGGCCAGCCCAGAACGCGCGGTCCGACCAATAGGCAGCACTCATCTTTCCTTTGGCGATGTTCTTTGCATGGCGAGTCTTGAATGCCTTACGAGCTTCGGGACTGTAGTTGTGGCCCATCTTCTGGTCGCCAAAACGAATCAACCGAATCTTATCTCCAACCTTAGCAAGAACGATGCCTTTCTTGGTCGGATGCGACGGGGTTTTCTTTGGGCGGTTAACACCCGACAGCCCGTGCTTCTTGAGCATATTCTTAATGCGGTCTTCCATAGCTTATCTATTGATATACAAAAATAAGTAAAAAGACAAAGGCCCCCTTTAGTGGGGGCCTTGACGGTAGTGTTAGCTGTTGCTTACTCTACAACCTCTGCTTCGGGAGCAGGAGCCGGGGTGAACTCTCCGGTCTCAAGGTCAACTGACCCGTCTCCGTGCTCGGCTTGGATGGCATCAGTAGCCTCCTTGCCTTTTACCTGCTGCTCTTCGTACGCCTTAAGAAGGGCGTCCTTGCGCAGCTCAGCAAGAGCGATTGCACCTAGTTCCATTTGGATAGCCTGAAGATTCTTCTGGACTTCCTTTACTGCGTCGAGCAGCTCTTGTTTGACTTTCGCCATTTTAATTGAAGTTTGAGGTTAGTAAAGTTATTCAGCTACGGGAGCGGGAGGCACTGGTGCCGGCTCACCGATAACTAAGGTGATGCTGGTCGGATTGATTTGTGAAGCAATCTGGTTAGCAACAGAGGTCTCGAGGTTAGCAACCTGCTCTTCACCCATTGCTGCGGTGCACCAGCCAGTTGCAATCTCGTTGGTAAGTTCGTCGAAAGGAATGAAGGTAGCTGGGTCGATGTCGTCAGCAGTAACCATCTGCGTACCGATAACGGTAGCAGAGTAGGTCTTGCCTCCAGACTCTTCGGTTCCGGTTAGGCGCCAGTGGATGTTGTATACAACGTCATCCAGCTCTACGCCTTGCTCATCTTTGGTGGGGTAGCAGTCGACAGTGCGGCAATCCCAAGAATAGATAATGGCCATTTGTGTTTTGTTTACTAATTAGTGAGACAAATATACGAAATACTAACAACCCTCTGAACTCTCTACAAGTCCAGTGTTTGGAAACTTAAGTATGTAATACGACGCATTACATTCACTCGATTTATACCACTTATCGCCTCCGTCAAACTTGTTTGTTAGTGCGGTGTCTGTGAATACGTATGTTCCTATTGACGGACAAGCCTGGGTTCCTCCACTTCCTGCAAAGTACAGGGTTAGATTGTCTGCGTCACCAAATGTACAAGCCTCTGACGAAGAGGTATATCCAACGCTATTTATCTGGAAATAGTTATAGTTGGCATACGAGTATCCATAGAACTCAGATATAGCATCAGGAGTTGAGAATCCTGCGATATTAGACAACGACCGGAGAGAGCTGTTGGCCTGTGACTGCTGAAGCTCTACTCTGATGTCGTTGATGCTTAAAGGGCCCGAGCTAGGAAGTGCCATTACTGTTTAAGTTTTTGTTCCAAAAATTCAACACGAGCAGCAAGTTCTTTGTTTGCCTCAATCAAGAGCGCAATCATCTTCTCGTAGCGTACAGATAGGTAGCCGCTTTCGTTGGTGCGGACAGCCTCTGGGAGAACAGCCTGCACGTCCTGAGCAATGATACCTACGTCGTGTCCGTGGTAGCCGTGGACGTGAGCCGTATCTTCCTTCCAGTCGAACTCCACACCAGTGAGCGTCTTCACCTTCTCGAGTGCGTTCTCGATTGGCGTTACGTTCTCCTTGAGGCGCTGGTCAGAGGTAGAGTAGGCTACGATGTCGTTGGATGCGTCAATCCGTCCGTCGGTGGCGTTAGGAGCTACGCCCACGCCTAAGGAACCAGAGGTGATGCGAGAGTCTCCAACAACGTCTAGCTTATAGCTTGGACTTGTAGTTCCAATACCAACGTTACCACTTGAGTTGATAAACATCCGACTGGATGTGTTGGTGATGAAGTCAAGAGAGTCTGTTGCGATGTCTCCTTTGACTCGTGCGTCGTCGGAACCCAGAACAAAGCCGTTGAGGTTGGTAGCTGTTGCGTACTCAGCGTAGTTGATGATTCCGGTAGTCGGAGACACCCGAGCCAGGATAGCCTTGTTGCCGATGCTGTTGATGCCTTGGAACGAGTTGTTGTAGGTTACGATTACGTTTCCGTCTACGTGGAGCTTTTCGGAAGGACTCGTCGTCCCAATGCCTAGACTACCACCCGACGTAAGGGTCATAAGCGAAACAGCATTTGTGGCATCCGAGGCTAGATACCAGTTGTGAATTCCGCCCGAATAGTATGCCAATGTATTGTTGTGAATACCAAAGCCTCCAAGCCAGCTGCCATCGTATAGCGTTATCTTATTTGGCCCTCTTGCTACATCGTTATAGTCATTATTAAATATCAAACGATTAGCTGATGTATATGGCGAACTGTTAATTGGACCAAGACCCCCATCTATATATTCACTACCCCCAACTAGGTGCAATTTGTAAGATGGGCTCGTCGTCCCAATGCCGACGTTGCCATCACCGGAAATACGCATACGCTCGGTATTCGTGTAGAAACGAATCGGTCTGCTTGAACTATCTGTTCCAACGATAATACCAGTGTCGGAATTCCCGAGATACCAACCAGCGACGCCAAAGAATGCGTTTGCTACACCATTCTGATAACCAAGCAAGCCACCGCCGCCAGTAGTGCCAGTATTGCGAGCAGTAAACGATGCGTAGGAACCGCCTGATGAAACTCTTATCTCATCAGTAACCTCAAGCTTTGCCCCAGGACTTGTCGTACCAATGCCGACGTTGCCGTTGTTGTAAACACGAAGCCCCTCAGCAAAAGTTGTTAGTCCACTCTTGTAGTTAAGAGCTATATAAGAAGTATCAGTTGTGGTTTCTACCAAGTCGGTAGATATGAATGCAAGAACTCCATATTGCTTTCCAAGCGCAAGCTTCGTTGGTACGCTGCTATTCCAATCTGCTCTTGAAACAATAGCCGAATATGTATCTGACTTGTATACGTGAAGAGGAGCTCCCGGGGCCGTCGTACCAATACCGACGTTGCCAGATGAGTTTATGAATAATCCAGTATTGCCATTGACAACAGCTTGTATTTGGACATTATTCTCTCCGTATATGTATGTATTTCCCCCCCATTTTAATGAAGCGCCAATGCTAAAGCCAATGTCTCCGTTTACTTCTAGTTTATACCCTGGACTCGTCGTGCCAATGCCGACGTTGCCATTCGGAAAACAGAATGAGCTTCCATCCCATTGATATACAGTTCCACCTAGTGAGTTGTCTTGTAGTCTGAAGTGACCACTAGAGTTATAGATTCCATTTACATACTCTCTAGCGAAGTTGTAAACTATCTGCTGGTCTGTGGCTCCCCCACCCTTTAAAACAACCTGACCTCCTGATACGTGAAGCTTTCCTTCTGGCGTCGTCGTGCCAATGCCGACGTTTCCGTTTGCTAAGAAAGTAGTATAAGTACTTCCATTCCCAGACGTTATATATGTAGTTCCAGCTCCACTACCGTTAGCAAGATTACCTACATAGGTATCTCCACCTACACTTTGAAGTATAGACTTTCCACCTGCATTATTACCCCATATCTCTACGTTGGCTCCATTAACTGTATCAGCTACAACCAATGTTCTTCTGCTTGGTGCGTGTGACACAGGACTCGTCGTCCCAATGCCGACGTTGCCTGCGCTGGTGATGCGTATACGTTCAACATCATCACTACCTAAAAGTAAAGCTCCTCCTCCTCTTGCGTATAATAGGTAATTGTTTCCACTAGTAATCTGGTAGTAGTTACCGTGGTATAGAATACCGTTGTCGTAAGTTATATTTACCCCGGATGTTACAGCATTAAATCCTCCAAATACATCCAATTTATACGATGGACTCGTCGTACCAATACCTACGCTACCCTCAATAGCAGCTCCATTAGCTGGAGCATCTGAGCCTTGATAGTTTCCTCCAACAAGAATACCTCCAGTACTATCTACAGTAAATCTTTTGACATCATCTTGGAAGATAGATGCTCCCCAATATGTAGATTGGGCATCAACACCAAGTCCAACACTGTGTGTTGGGTAATCAGCTGTTATGAATCTTGCTATCTGAGTGTTAACACTTCCGCCAACAACCTCTAGTTTATAGGTTGGACTAGTCGTACCAATGCCGACGTTACCTGCGGCAGTGATGCGCATTCGTTCGGAGTTATTAGTTCCGAAATACATATAATCTCCATTATGTGCATACCCAATCCATCCATTGTCGGCAGTATTGTCACCAAAATACAATTCACTAAATCCTGTTGCACTTGTTGACTTGATGCTGAATTGTGGATTTGTTGCTGAGATTTCTAATAGTCTTGTTGGACTAGTCGTACCAATGCCTACGTTACCACCATCAGTGATTACTACTTTACCGTTATGGTTAAAAGTGTTTGCCATATCTTAGAGAGCTGTTACAGTTATAGTTTCTGAGCCACCACCAAGGAATACGGTGGCTACGATGTTACCAGAGTTTGTTGTGCTGTTGTTTGTCACAGTAGCCTTCGTGCCAGCGCTGCCATTTGAGTCAGCAAACACAACATCAAAGTCATTTCCAGAATACGCACCAGTATCTACAATCTTGTTGTACACTGGCGAGCCTCCATATCCGTGAACGACCTCGTATGTTTTTGCCACTGAATAACCACTTGTGCTACACACAAAGGTAACCCTGAACGCTTGGGCTCCGTGGGAGTTTGATATACTAAAGAAGTCAGAGGTGGCTGATGTACCTACTGTCTTTGAGAACACATAGATGCCCGCCTGCTTATTCATATTCAGGCGGTCAACAGTTGCCGTTACTGTACTTCCGTTGTCTGTGATGGATGAGTTCGTAATGGTATCCGTATCGCTCCACTTAGCAACGTAGTTAGCCGTACCGGTTCCGTCTACTCCTGTGATTTCAGAGAGGCTCACCCAGTCGGTGCCTGAGCCTGTAGAGCTCAGCACCTGCCCTGATGAGCCTGCTGAGTTGTTGGAGTCGTAGTAGGCTCCGGTTACCCGGATGTTGCCAGATACGTGAACACGTTGTGTTGGACTATCAGTACCTACACCAAGATTTCCTACCGACCCAGCGCCAGATGGCATAAGAGAAAAGCTAGTGTTGGTATACCAAGTAGATACAGTAGCGCTTTGGTAAAACGCCATTACTTGCGTTCCATTGCCTATAGCAATGTCATTACCCGAATATCCACTCGAGCCCGTCGAGCCAATCTGAAGCTTATTATTTGGACTGGTTGTCAAAATACCTACATTGCCTCCAGCGGTAATGTTTATTACAGCATTTCCACCGTTGTAAAGTCTTAATTGGTTTGAAGCACCAACTAAGTACATACTATTTACTATGTCAAGAGTTATTGCTTGACCTGCGTCTACTCTTATTTCTCCACCTGATACGTGCAATTTAGCCCCTGGGCTCGTCGTGCCAATACCGAAGTAGCCAGAGCTTGTGATTCGAACTGCTTCTGTTGTACCGGGAGAGAATATAAGATTGGTACTAGAGTATAAAGTAGTTCCATTAGAATCAACATTTAATGCTCCAGCTCTTGTTCCGTCACCAAAAGCTAAACCATTTCCAACGCTATATCCAGTTGAGCCTACGCTACCTATTTGCAATGCAGAAGCTGGACTCGTAGTACCAATGCCGACGTTGCCGGCGCTGGTGATTCGCATACGTTCGGTACCGCTATTGTAAAACAATGTTGGTATTGCATCACCAGTATATAAGTATTGTCCAGTTGCGTTAATGCCAAACAATGCACTTCCTAATGTGCTTTGAGCTAGAAAATAAGCATCATCTGTATTGAATGTATTTCTAACTCTTACAGCAACCCCTGCCGCCGCTTGAACATCTAAACGATATGCTGGACTTGTAGTACCAATTCCTATGTTTCCTGCGCTATTGATGCGCATTCGTTCTCCTCCATTGGTCTGGAAGCCCATATAGTTATCACCGTGGTAATACCATATCTGACCAACATAGGTGTCAGCACCAGCCCCATCACCAAATAGAATGTATCCATATCCAGTGGTGGACGTTAGGATGTTTAATCCATTCTGAACGTCGGATGTATTACCTACTTGGAGCTTTGTGCCAGCATAACCAACAGTAGTTCCGCCAACGATAAGCTGTCCGCCTGTAGTAAGGCGCATCTTTTCGGTGGCTCCGTTTGTAGCAAACAATATCTCATTTGCTGCACGAATACCCAATTGATTTGCGGTACCACCAGATATTGATGTTCCAGAGCCAAATATTCCTGTGTCTCCATCATATCTATAGAAATTTGTTGTGGAAACGTTTGTGCTTCCGGCAACATCAAGCTTAGATGAAGGAGTAGCAGTCCCAATACCCACATTCGTTCCATTATCATAGATAATAGAATTAGTAATCGTATCAGTATCACTCCACTTGGTAACATAGTTCGCAGTACCGTTTCCGTCTACTGGTCCTGAGCCAATGGGTATCTCAATGACGTTACCGCTAGCGTCAACAGCAAGACGCTGGGTGGCGGTTCCGGTATTTGAACCGGAACCATAAGCATTTAGTTTGAGTGCTCCTACAGATGAAATACGCATTCGCTCTGAACCGTTGACATACATAGTCATTGGGTCGGAATCAGAGGCTATTCTTAGGTCTGTGCCGCCATTGGCTTGGATGTATCCACTTCTACCGGTTGCATTATACACAGATATGAATCCACTTGCAACGCCACCAAATCTTGACTCCGTACCTACAACGTGGATTTTAGCTCCAGGAGTCGCAGTGCCAATGCCGACGTTTCCAGTATTGTTTAACACTATGGCATTTGGGTCAGTAATTAAGCCAGTATTATAGCTGTTTACAATGTGAAGACTTGTGCTATTTGCCGGTGAACCAATGTGAGCAGAAGCTACACCGTCCTGCCACAAAAATAAACTCGTTGCTTGCCCACCATTATTTTGCAAAGAAAGCCCATTTGAGTATGACCCCCTTGATGTGGTCATAGTTCCAAATATACCAGTTCCAATAACATCAAGCTTAGTACTAGGACTCGTCGTCCCAATGCCTACGTTGCCATTTGACTCTACACGGAGACGTTCGGAACCGTTTGTATTAAACGTAATAGGATTAGCGCCTGATGCGTAAACATATAATCCACCTACAGTACTAGTTATAGCACCAGCTCCACCACCGGCTCCAGTTAGATTAATTCTAGCTGTTCCAGCTGAAGTGGAGTCTATAATTAAAGTTGTTTCTCCGGAAGAAGATACGTGCAGTTTAGATGACGGACTCGTCGTGCCAATACCGACGTTAACGCTGAATATTGCTCTATCGCTTTTAAAGTAAACTGCGTTGGTACCGTTACTGTAGAAGTACATAACGTCACCAGAGTCATATCCTCTAATATATGTTGAGCCACCATAATCGTATGCTCCAAAGAATAATGAACCTCCATCAGATAATGTTACATCTCCAGAACCACCAACTATAAGCGCCTGGCCGGAACCATTTCCTACTCCATTATCAACCCTAATTTGCCCACTTACGTCTAACTTATACGAAGGACTAGTAGTGCCAATACCAACGTTGCCTGAACTAGTTATTGACATAATGCTACTTCCGGCGGAGTAGCTATAGAAATCAAACCTGCTGTTGCCTCCAGCGTTTGTAAGGCCCCAGCTTGCATTTCCGTTATATCCATAAACCAAACTAGTCGTAGTGTTAGATGAATATGGATATAAGTAAAAAGTATTTGATAGTATTCCTACAGCATTAGAGCCACTACCACTACTTATTTGAACAGTAGTTGAAGCCCCAAAATAATCAGATGTCAGATTTAAGTATGTGGTTCCAGCTACTGTAAGTTTCGCAGCCGGACTCGTGGTTCCAATGCCGACTTTTCCAAATGGGTCAATTACCATTCCGGTTGTGGCTCCACCAGCATTTGAATTGGTGCGAAAAACCAATCTACTATCCCAAGATGCGGCAGCTATTGAATCAATAAATGTTTCAATGTATGGGTAATTATACTCTGTTGAAATTCGACCATAGTATCCGGAACTACCTGCAAATGTTGTAACGGAATTTAAAAATCTTCCGTTTCCATTCACATCAAGTTTTTCACTTGGTGAAGTAGTTCCGATACCCACGTTGCCTGCGCTAGTGATGCGCATTCGTTCTGCCGTATCGGTGTAAAGCGTAATAAAGCCACCCCAGCTTGAGTTCCTTCCGTTTGAGATTCTAAATTCTCCAGTTTCAGGAAGCTGCTTTATCTCAGCATCAAGCGCACCACCATTTCGAAATTCAATTCCGTGAAACGATGAATTTAGAGATGATGAAATTCTAAAGATTGGAGTTGCTGAAGATACTTCTAAAATGGTGCCCGGACTCGCCGTACCAATACCTACTCGGTTATTTACGTCATCAACAACCAGCGTATTGCTGTCTACGTTTACTCCTGATAAAAATCTCACGCTCATTGTTCTTGATATTTTCCGCCTTTAGCTAAATTGTCGAACCACCACATCGGCCGGAGATTAGTGTAGTGATTCAATGTGAAAACGTCTTCTTCTGTCTTTGCTGTGCAAAGTGGCTTTGTGTGGTCAATGGACCACTTGCCTTCGCCGTGCCCATAGTTATTCCAAGTCATACCTTCAACAAAGTGTGACTCAATATATATCTTAAACTCATCTTGTGTGATGCCGAGAGCATCAAATGTCTTAAACTTCTTGTTCAAACTCATCGCTCTACAAGACCTATATATACTTGTTCTCATATTGCAAATCAATTTGAATACTGGGTTTGACTCCTTTCGTTTCTTTTCGTACTCTCTCTTCTTGACAGCAATAGATTCTTTATTAGCTATATAGTGCTTCCTAGTTCTTGAAATGTAAGAGTCTCTAGTTTTTTCATAATGCTCACGTTGCTTAATGGATATAGACTCTTTGTTCTTTAGATAGTATTGTCTCTTATATTCCTTTAATAACTCTTTATTATTTTGCGAGTATATTTTCTTTTTTTCAGCTAGGCGCTCTTTGTTTCTTTCGTTGTATTCTTTTTTCTTAGCCGCAACAACATCCCTGTTTTCTTCGTTGTATTTTCTGTCAGCAACCTTCTTGCAGGGTTTGCAATGAGATGATAGGCCATCTTTGTGCGACTTGCACTTATGGAACTCTTCAAATGGTTTCTCAGTTTTGCATTTACCGCACAGCTTCATACTACAAAGATAAAGAAAAGCGGTGGAAAGCTTACGCCAACCACCGCTGCTCAAATATGTTACACGTGTCTACGAAACCCTTTGGATAACGACCCTGTAGGCGTTGCTTGCGGGTGCTGTAGCAAATGTTACAGTGACAACATTCACGCTAGTACGGATAACATCGGTGTATACAGTGTCATACGTAGCATTATCGTACACCTGCACAATCACGTCACGGCTATTGAGGTTGTGAGTGATGGCGTAAGAGGTATTGCTTCCATCACCTACGTTAGCAACAGCTCCGCTGCCGTCAATGATGGCCTGAACAGCACTAGTGAAGTCAGTGACCTGCGATGCCGTGATAGCAATTGTTACAGAGCTTGCGCTCGTAGCACGTCCCTTAGCGTCAAACGTAACCTGAGCAACGCTAGAAGCGCTACCATACGTTCCGGCAGTAACACCAGAGTTAGCGAGCGTAAGACCAGAGGTTACGTTAGCTGTTCCGTCAAACGTTACCGTCCACGTGGCGTCTCCCGTGATGCTGATGGTGCGGGCCGTCTGAAGTGCAGTAGCAGTAGAGGCGTTACCAGTTACATCACCAGTTAGGTTAGCAACAAGGCGACCAACAGTAAGGCCACTAACGGTAGACGTTGGCTCAGTTGATGTCTGGCCAAGAGTAAAGACAGCCTCACTTACAGAGCTTACAGAAGCGTCGTAGAAGAACGTAGCGTACTTCGTTCCGCTGTTGACGTAGTTTCCGTAGAAACCAATGTCGACGCTGTTGGCCACGTTAGCGTTGGCGTACTGCATCATATTGTCACCAATAGATACAATCGTGCTGTCGATGGTCGTCGTCGTTCCGTTTACGTCGAGGTTGCCAGCAATCGTTACCGTTGAACCGTCGTCCGTAA